TCAGCCCCAGCCGACGTCCCCGGCGGTGGTGGGGGTCGGTGAGGGCCAGGCGGTCGGCGCCGGAGCGGGTGCCTGCTCCGGCTCGCTTACCGGGGCGGCGCGCCCCTCGTCGGCGGCCGCTGTGGCGGCCAGGCCGACGGTTCCAGTGATGCCGAGCAGGGCCGAGGCGACGATCAGGCCGAAGCGCTTGGTCATGGGCGTCATGGGCGCATCCCTTCAATCGAAAACACGTTCGGTTCCCCGTAGCTGTACGTAGGCTCCCATGCCGACACGGTGACACCAAGCCCCACGCCGTGCTGAAATCCGTACGTACGGATTTCCTTGCTGCACCAACCGGGGGAAAAATGAAGGAACTTGAGCGAAATGGCCAACCTCTACTCGCGGAGACAGCCGCGGAAACGTACCGCGCGGTCTCAGCCGGAGCCCCACCCGACGAGAACGGGGTCGCCGACCTAGTCGACCTCGGCCTCGTCGCAGCCGACCCGTACCACCCGGGAAGCTACATCGCCCACGACCCGCGAGCCGTCGCCCAGAACCTCATGACGGTCGCCCTCGCCGACCTCAGCGCCGCCGTCGACCGCATCGGACAGATTCCCGCCGTCGAGGCGCTCGCCGCCGACTACGACCCCCACCGCTGGTACGGCGGCCCCGGATCCGAATACCTCGGCACCCCGAGCCTGATGAACGCGCGGATCCTGCCGCTCACCGACGCGGCCACCGTCGAGGTCTACAGCTCCCAGCCTGGCGAGCCGGCCGACCGCGACCCCGAAATCCTGCGCGCGGGCGCCGACCGCACCGCCGCCGCCTGCCGCCGAGGAGCCCGCGTCCGCTCCCTCTACAACGCACGAGCCCACGAGCACCCCCAGACCCGGGAGCACATCGACGGCCTGGTCGTAGCCGGCGTCGAGGTCCGGGCGATCGGCGGCCCCTTCCCTCGCCTCGTCCTGCTCGACCGCGCGCACCTGTTCATCGACAACCTCGTGGTCGAGGGAGCCCAGGCCCACTCGGGCTGGCACGTCTCCGACCGGGCCGCAGTGATGTGGGCACGCATGGTCTTCGAGCTGATGTGGGACCGTGCGACCCCGTGGCAGGCCCTGGACCGGGCGACAGGGGGCGCAGTGACGACGGCCCGTCAGCGAGCCATCCTTCAGGAGCTGGAGGCCGGATACTCCCAGCAGCAGGCTGGCCGACGGCTCGCGCTCGCGGAAAGCACCGTCACCAAGGACCTCACCAGGCTCCGGGACCGACTCGGCGTCCGGACGCTGTACCAGGTGATGGCCTGGTGGGGCCGCTCACCGGAACGCGACCTTCCGTAATTCGCACACGGTGTCACGACTCTGTGTGCACCGGGCCCACGCCCTGTAGATCGGGGCTCGCCGTGCGTAGAGTGCCTGGTGGGGAGACGGTTGGCATCCCCCGCCCCGTCTGACGCCCAACCCCCAGATGACCCGGCCCGGATGCTCGGGAGGCTCCGGGTCGGAACGCGCCCCCCTGCCGGTGATTTCGGCAGGGGGGCGTTGTGCTGCACACAGTAAACCGCCCCACCCCGTGCGAGGGGTGGGGCGGCGGACCCCGGCCAGATTTGGCCGAGGAGGTGCGGTCGATGTCGGACGCCCATCACAACGCGACCGCACGTATTCATGATCACTAGATTTACCTGAGCAGGTAAAGACATGTGACCATGATCGTCTGAGTGTGGGGAGGTGACGACCGACCCGCTCCCGGACTGGGTGCTGCCCAGACGGCAGCAGATCGGCGCCACCCTCCGCGCAGCCCGCGAGCGCCGCGGCCTTACGCAGATACAGCTCGGCGAGCTCGCCGGAATGGACCACAAGACGGTCCACCGCATCGAGTACGCGACCAGCGACCCCAGCCTCACCATGCTGCTCCGCCTGGCGGCCGCCCTCGACGTCCCGATGTCCGACCTCGTCGGCTAGACCGGCGGGCGGCCCGGCGTTGTAGGCGGCTTCGGGTTCGGAAGCGCCGGCCCCTGGTTCGGCGGAGGCTTCGGTGCCCCGCTGCCGTGCTTGCCCATCTCGATGCGCCGGGCGGTCAGCTTGTACACGCCGAGCGGCGGGAACAGATCGACGCGCCGCGGGGCCTGCCCCTCGGCACAGTCACCGCATAACAGGTCGCGCTGGCCGTCCTCCACGGCCCGGGATGCGGTGACCGGCTTGATCCAGCAGGCCTCGCAGGTCCGTACGTCGGTCTGGGACAGGGTGAGAGTCATCGGTGCCGCCCGAGAGGTGTCGGCAGCAGGCTGATGGTGGTACGCATGATGGTGCCTCCGTCCTTATGGATGGGTGGTGACCCGTCTCGGCCGCTGTCCTGCCTGGGATTCGGCGGCCGGGGCGGGAGTCTCAGGGCTGGCGTCTGGCCGCAGCCAGGCGGACCACGCGGGTCTTCTGCAGCCAGACGAGGTCTTCCAGCACGGGGTCTGGTGGCGGGTCCTCTTTCGAGTCGGTGCTCACTGACGATCCTTCTTCCAGGCCCGACTCAGCCGGGCAGCGATCGGGCAGGGGCGTCCTGCTGCCCGGCAGGCAGCGCACGCCGTGGTGTGTCCCAGGAGTGTGCGGTAGGCAGAGTCCGACTTGGCCTGCTCGGTCGTCGCCGTCACCGTGCTGTCTCCTGACAGGTCGGGCACTCGCAGGCGGGGAACTTGTGGGAAGCCTCGGGCTGATTCAGGGGAACGACCTCGGCCTCTTCGCGCACGATCCGGGTGATCCCGGCGGCGTCTACCTCGTACACCTTCAGCGTCATCGGCACGGCCAGCTCCCTGAACCTGGATCGGTGGGCTCCCAGCCATTCCGCTGCACGGCCCGCGGTTACACCCCGATGATGTGTGTGCACGCGAAGTAGGGAATAGGTCGCCGGATGGCCATGCTTGGCCACGTAGCGGCCACGGCCGGGAGCGCGGACGATGACACCTCACACTGAACTCATGGGCCGCAACGACGCGTTGAGGGCCGCCCGTCTCCGACGGGGCTGGCGGACCGTCGAGGCCGCCGCGAAGGCGCTCACCGAGCACGGGCAGCAGTTCTTGGACGACCGCCAGTTCACCGTGTCCGCGAGGACCTGGCGGCGCTGGGAAGGCGATCGTCCCGGCTGGCCGGCGGAGGAGACCGCGGTCGTCATCCATGACGCCCTCGGCCGCTGGCCCGAGGACCTGGGCTTCAAAACACCGCCGGGCTGGATCCGGCCCGAGCACCACGAAGAGGAACAGGTGACCCGCCGCGCCTTCACCTCCGTCACCGCGGCCGCACTGGTCGCCGGGCCGATCGCACCGCAGCACGTCGACCCCGCGCTGGTCGACTACTTTCAGCAGCAGTTGGAAGGGCACTACCGGGCCGACATGTATCTGGGCCCCCATGACCTGATCGGCACCGTGTCCGCCCAGTACCAGTTGATCGACAAGCTGGTGCGGTCCGCGCGCGGCGAGACACGGCGCAGCTTGCTAAGGGCCGGCGCGGCCTACGCGGCGCTCGTCGGCTGGCTCTACCAGGACGCAGGCGATATGGATGCGGCAGCGTTCTGGCGGGGCGTAACGCAGGAGATCGCCATACGGTCCAGGGACCCGCACCTGATCGGGTACTCCCTCGTTAACCAGGCGCAGGTGCGCACCGACCTGGGCGACGGGCACGCAGTGGTGGACCTGTGTGAAGCGGCCCTCGATGACGCCGATCGGCTGGTGCCGAAGGTGCGGATCATGGCCATGCAGCAGCAGGCGCACGGGGCCAGCCTCACCGGCGAGAGGCAGGCCGTCGACCAGCTGCTCGACCAGGCCGACCGGCTGCTTCCCCGGGTGGACGATGACCTGCCGTGGGGCAACGCCTGCCGGAGAACCCCCGGCTACCTGGAGGTGCAGCGGGCCACCTGCTACGGGCGCCTCGGCCTCGGTGAGGAGGCCGGATCCCTGTGGACGCAGGTGCTGGCCGGAGTCCCCGAGACGGCCCGCCGCGACCGCGGGGTCTACATGGCCCGGCAGGCCACCGCAGCGGCGGTCGCGCGAGAGCCAGACCAGGCAGTCGAGATCGCCCGCACTGTGGCAACCATCGCAGTGGAGACCCGGTCCGCCCGCATGCGCCGGGAGCTGTCCACCCTGGAGCGAGCGATGCGCCCGTGGCACGATGCCCCGGTCGGCCGGGACCTCGCTGAGATCCTGGCACCGGTGACCTAAGGGAGCTGACCGTGGGCAAGGGACCGTTGTCGGACGAGGAGATTACGGAGCGTCTGGCGGCACTGCCGGGCTGGGTACGGAATGGGGACGAGATAACCCGGACGTACGGGATTCGCTACCACGGTGGCATCGCGATGATCGTGCACGTCGCAGATGTCGAGCGGCTCATCGGCCACCACGCAGACATCGATCTTCGGTGGGACCACGTCCGGTTCGGGATCACCACGCACGATGCCGGGCACCGGCTTACCGAATCCGATTTCGATCTGGCTGCGCGCATCGATCGGATCGCGGCCGCCCACGAAGCGCAGCCCAGGACGTGAGGAGACGCGCCCACCGCTGCAGCCCAGGGCGCTTCGTGGTATCCGGGAGCTTGGTAGTTACGATCCGGCCATGGCCAAAATAGACATCCCGCAGCATCTGATCGACCTGGAGTCCGCCGCGTGGACAGAGCAGCAGGCGGGCGCCTTGACCGTGGAGACTGCGGCAGCTGTGCAGCAGGCCATCACCGACCACGCGGCTGCCAGCGGGCTCTCCCGGTACGAGGTCGAGAGCGCGGTGAAGAAGCTGATCCGCCACCCCGAACCCGAATCCGACGCCTGACCCTGGACGCACGAAACCGCCCCCGCCGCCGGCCGAAGCCGGGGCGGGGGCGGGGGCGGTTCATCGGGCATCGCGGGCAGCGACGAGCTCGGGGCACATCGGGACGAGCGGCATACCAGCGGCGGTCAGGCGGTCGTCCTGCTGACTGATGTGATCGAGCGCCAGGCCAAGGAGCCGGTCCGTCCGATCCGCCCGGGTCCGGGCCTCCCGCTCGGCATCCTCCAGAGCCCGGAGCCGACTGTGCAGCCCGGCCATCTGGTCCTGGAACCAGCGGTACATCTCGGGCGACACCGTCCAGGTGCCCTCGGGCTGTACCGGCGCCGGGGTCATCCCCTCGGCCGGGATCTCCTGCACCGTTGTGCGGGTCCGGCCGAGCCATGTCCCCCACACGGTGCCCAGCGTGGTGATCAGCACGGCCAGGAGGCCGAGCCAGCTACTCGGCTCCATGTCTCACCACCCTCGGGATGATCAATCGCGGTCGGGTCAGGTAGGCGACGATCGCGATGAGGACGGCGTGCGTCCCCCAGGGCATCACCGCCCCCCACGCGGTGCCGGACGCGCCGGACGCGCCACCGAGCGCGTACGCCAGACTCCACAGCAGCGGCGGGGCCATGCTCGCCGCGACTCCGGGTAGATCCCGCCCGGGGCGGGCCACCGCGTAGACGACCGCGATCACGCCACAGCCGATCCACCCCCAGCCCCAGACCGGCATCGGCACCAGGCCGAGCAGCACGCTGATGCCCCGCACGGTGCCGTACCGGGGCTGCACCATCAGGCTCAGCCCGTACGACACCCAGGCGACCCCGGTGATGAGGAGGGTGAGGCCGCGCCATTTCAGCCGCGCCCAGCACCAGGCCAGCGCGGCGCGCATCAAGCGTCCGTACGCGGGGTGTGCGGAGCCGCCCACCCGGCCACCGCCGCCGCAGCGGCCGGCACTAGGGCGAGCACGAACGGCTCCAGGGCATCCGGCATGCTGGAGATCAGCGACGGATTGTCCGTCACCGCGCCGAGGACCGCCAGGCCCGCCAGGCTCGCCAGGTAGGCGACGGCGGAGCTGGCCTTGACCTTCTTCTCGATCGGGTCTGTGGAACGTGCCATGGTGCGTCCTTCCCTAGACGTTGGGGACCTTGAGGCGGTCCCAGCTGGCCTTGCCGGGGATGCCGTCGGCGGCGTCCCCGCTGTATCCGCACTTCCGCTGCCAGGCGGCGTACGAGTTGCGGTCCGCCGTGGACCAGGCCGGGCCGGGGCCGACGTTGTATCGGCCACACCCCTCGGCGACGAGGCGCTTCCCCATCGCCGTGACGACCGGGCTGTTGCGGCCCACCGCGAAGAAGGACGACCCGGGGAACGGCTCGTACGCGACCGGCTTCGGCGTGGGCTTCGGCTTCACGACCGGGGGCTTCGTCGGCTTGGCGGGCGGCTTCGGCGTCTCGGGCTCGGCGGGCCCGTCCGGGTCCCGGTCCAGCCGGGCGCCGATCCGAGTGCGCATCGAGGTCATGGTGAAGCCGCGCGGGTCGACCTTCCCCGGCTGCCACTCCAGATGCCCGATCACCGACCGCGCCGACCAGTCGTACGCCCGGCACACCGCGGCCGCCGCCCGCTCGATCGCGAGCAGCTGCACGTCCGGCCACGGGTCCTTCCCGTCGCCGAGGTTGACCGCCTCGAAGCCGAAGAAGTAGCGGTTGCCGTCGGTGTCCGCCTCGTTGTCCGGCGGCAGTGGAGCCCGCTCGGCGATGACGGCCTGGAGGACGTCGCCGTCGCCCAGGCCCGCGTGGTTGGCCCGCCCATTGGCGACGAGGTGGACGGTGCCGGCCTTGTCGATGACGCCGTGGCAGAGCGGGCCGGGGAGGGCGGAGTGGCCGTTGTAGCAGAGCTCCACCGAGGACGCGGTCCCAGCGCTCACCGTGTGATGGATCATCACGCCGTGAGTCGGACCCCACGGCCCCTTGTGATTCCGGTTGTTCGTACGCCAGCTCCGGTGCTCGACCACGTGATGGCCTTCGTCGCGAAGGGCCTTGAGTAGCCGGTCGGCGGACAGCGGCGTCGACATCAGCCGCTCCCCTCGTCGGCCCGGACGATCGCGGCCAGGAGGACCGCGCAGTCCTTCGCCTCCCGCAGCTTCCGCAGGGACGCCGACAGCTCCGGGTCGTCCGGCAGCCGGTCGATGAGCTCCTGCGCGAGGTCGTGGAACGGGCGACTCACCTCCTGGAGCTTGGGGGGCAGGTGGTCGTAGGCGAAGCCGCGGACCGCCTGGGTGGTGCTCGGGTTTCGGCCGGTGGTGTCCATGGGTGCCTCCAGGGCATGACGAAAGCCCCGGCCGAATCGGCACGGGGCTCGGGGGATAAGGAACCGCGAGGTCAGACGACCTCGTAGATGACCACGCTCAGGTCGCTGAAGCCGGTCGCGACGATGGACGGACTCCCGGCCGCGGTGTTGAGGGCGCACTGCAGCTCGAAGGTGTGCGCTCCAGCCGAGGCGAGCACGCCAGACCAGGCCTTGCCGGCCATATCGAAGTCCGCGGCGTCACCGCCCGACGACCCCTCGGACCAGCGAGACTCACCAGACTGCTGCACCCCGTCCACGAACAGGGCCCCGCGCGTGTAGACGGAGGCTACGGCTGTCGCGGTGTCGTAGGAGAAGTTCCCCTGGACCATCCAAGTCGCTCCAGCCGCCAACGTGTTGAGGTTGATAGTGCAGCTGCCGAGGACCGTGAACGCGGTGGTGGAGATCGTCGTCGCGGAGCCTGCCTGCTGGTAGTAGGGCTTGGGCTGCATCCGGGTGAGTTGCCCAGCAGTCACGATGCTCCCCGCGGGGATGGGCATGGAGGCCTCCTAGAGCGCGGCGCGCATCGGGTGGGTGAGCGACAGGGGAGCCGCAGCCTCGTGCGGTTTGCTGATGCCGTTGGCGGACCGGGTCACCGTGAACGTCTGCGGCGAGCTGCCTCCGCTGATCGCGGTGACCGTCATCTCCTCGCCGCCGCACGTGATGGAGACCGGAAACTGGGCCGGGTGACTAGCGGTTGTGATCCAGAGCGGTCCAGCCGTCACCGCCACGGACAACGTCGTCGCCATTGCCGTCACCCCGGCCGCCAGCTCTGATCCGTCCGTATCCGCCCGGCCCAGCACGGGATCTTCCACCACCCCGACCCGGTACGGGCTCGCCGGAGTCCCGACGAGGGTGACCGTCCAGGCACGTGGTCGCGGCTCATGCTGGATTTGCATGAGGTGCAGATCAGTTGTCGGCTGGCCAACCCAGAGCGGTAGCCCGGTGAGGCGGACGAGGTCGCCGATCCGGAGCTTGAGCACTGCGGGGATCAGTTCCGGGTGCTTGTGCAAGTTGATCTTGACGCTTGGATAGCGGGGCTCGTCGACAGTGCCTAGGTGAGCAAGCCACTCGGCCATCGGCTGCGCCTGCGCGTCATCCGCGAGATTCAGCTCGACGGACTCGTCATAGATGCCCACACCACCCTGCTCCGAAGGCAGAACGGAGAGCGGGCCGGTCTCGACGACGGCACGCCCGGATCCGCCGCCGCGCCGGCTGGCCGTGACGTCGTTCCGCACGGACTGGTCGTCCTCGACCGGCTCCAGCGACGGAGCGATCGATCCGTAAGGCAAGACGAGGGCTGGCGACTGGCTATACAGGGACGTCCGCGTTCGGTAGACCAGGCCCAGAGCACCCGGCATCTCCATGAGGATCCCGCTGTCGGCCTCCGCGCATTCATGCAGCAGCTCTACCAGGGTCTGCGGACGCTGCGGGCCCATCAGAGCAGTGTCGGCCGCGTCGCCCAGGACCGAGAGCTGGACGCCCTCCTCTGCCGCGATCCGGAGCGCGCGGGCACCCGCAGGCTCCCGGTTGTACCCGTGGTCGGCGAAGTCCATCACGCCCACGCCCGTACGGGAGAAGACTGTGATGTGTCCGATCGCCGTGCCCTCCAAAGTGGAGGTGTACAAACCGCTCAGGCTGCGGAGCGGGCCCACCGTGCCGGTGTAGCTCCCGGACCAGAGCTGGCCAGCCCCGCCGATCGGAATTAGCAGGAAAGCCAGCCGGACCAACGTGCCGTCCTGGCTGACGCTGAGCCTCAATCTGTTCCACTGGCCAGCCACCGACCCCGAGCCACCCGGTACCAGAATGGACGTGGACTCCCCGTCCGCGCTGACGCCGAGCACCTGGATGCCGCCCGACGGGCCGATACTCAGCCGCAGTCGGGGCCACGAGGACAGGCCCGTCGTCAGCTCCATGATGGGCATCAGGAGTGTGGGCTCCGTGGCCCGGAAGTAGACGAACTCCAGCTGCCAGGACGTACTGGCGGGGTACGCAGGCACCGACGCCTTGAGCGTGGCCCCGGACGTGATCGTGGGCAGCGGCGAGGAGCCCGGGAGAGTGTCGGCCGACGCCCAGTCCAGGCCGGGGCCGGTGAGCGGGAGGCAGCCGGGGACAGGGCTGTACGCCTGAGTAGCTGTGTCGCCCTCCTCCATCGGCCAGTACGCCACCGGGGCCCCGCTCGGGATGCGCCGTCGCAGCGTCGAAGCCAAGGCCTTCCGGCCCTGCTGCAACCGTCGCAGAATTCCGGCCCCCTCGACCGGCACCCACGCATCCTCCCCCGACGGGGCCCACCTCGACGGCAAAGAGGCCACCTCCCCCATGAAGAGGGGAACCCTGCTACTGATCTCGGCGTCGCCCTCCAGCGTCCACACGCGGCCGGTGGTGTCCGTGTGCGACGTCGCGCCAGGCACCGCCGTCGACCAGTCCACCTGCGCCGCGATCGTGCCGCCGATGCCGGAGCGGACCTCCGCACCGTGCACTCGGTCCGGCAGATCCATCCAGGTGTTGCCCGGCTGGTCCCCGATCCCGAGCGGGGACGATGAGGCGTAGGTCGAGGTGGTCCCTGCTTGCACAGTCGGTGCCGCGAGCTGAATCCACGGCCCGGCCAGACTCGGAGCCTTGAACCAGGTGAACGTCTTGCCGCCCGCGCCGTTGTCCACGTCCATGGTGACCCGTACGGCCGCCCTTTCACCGGGGAGGAGGCCCGGCGCCGGCGAGACCACGCCACTGGAGTTCGTCCCATCGGTGCTCCAGCTGAGCTGGAGACGCCCAGTCCCGCCCTGCATGATCAGAAGCCAACCCCGGCTCGGGACCGTGCCCCACCGGCCGATCAGCTCGATCGGCCGGGTCGGAGCCCACGTCTCCGGAGTCAGCTCGACGCGAATGTCCAGGTCTGTAGTCCCGCTGGGCAGACCGGAGTTGGGGGCGACGGCCCGCGTGCCAGGAGCGCCGTTCAGGGAGAGGTGAGTCTCGCCGCCGGGCGCCCCGATACGCGCTGGGGTGTTCCGGCCCAGCATCCCGAAATACGGGCCGAGCGAGTTCCTTGGTGAGAAGCGCCCGTCCTTGTTGTTGAGGGTGAGCGCCAGAGAGGCGGGGTCTACCCCGGTGCCCTGCGCGCTCATCCCCGCCACCGTTCGGATCGGGTCCCGCGTGTACGCGCGCCTCGTGACGTCCACCCAGGAGCCGCCGATTCGGAGCTCTGCACGGAGGCCAAGCGGGTCCTCGGGGAAGGCCATCGTCTGTCTACCTCCTTCCGCCGAGGACGAGCTGCACGTCCCCGCCCTTCGCCTGCACCGAGGCCCGGAGTTCTTCGACGAGCCAGTCCGCCCGCCGTCCGCCATCGGACCGAATCTCGATCACGGTCGGGGCCGCAGCACCCCGGGTGCCACCCCCGAAGCCGCCGCCGTACGCGCCCGCACCCGGGGGCGTGAGCACGGCGGTCGGGTCAACAAGGCCGGCCATGCTGCGGTCGACCAGGCCGCGGTCGCCATCGATGCCGGCCGCCAGACCCTGCGGGATGAACCGCCCGATGAGCGCCATCACTCGGCTCGGGCTCTTGATGCCGAGCGCCTGGCGGATCGCCTTCTGCATGCCCTTGGCGATCGTGAGCATCTGGCGCTCGATGTTCTTCTGCTCGCTCTGGAGCCCCTTGACGAGGCCCTGGGCGGCTTGGATGCCCGCGCCGTACATCGCGTGGCCCGCGGTCGCCCCGGCGTTTCCTGCGGCCCTGACGAGCGCCGCCTGATTCGTGTTGGCCTGCTTGATCTGCGCCTGCGACGCCGTAGCCAGAGCAGCGGCCGCCGAGGCTCCCTGCTCGACCCCGGCCTGCGCGATCTGGGAGATCAGGTCAGCTCTGAGGCCCTTCTTACGGAGCGCCGCCAAGTGCGCCTCGAATGCCTGGGCCCGCGAGACCTGAGCGCCGAGCGTCTGGATGATCTGGTCGGCGCTGGTCGGCCCGCCGTCCGCCGTGATGTTCCCGGCGTCGAGGATGCCCTTGCGGACGTCCGCCGACAGCTTGTCGCGGGCGGCGATCTGGTCGGCCAGCTTCTTCTGCGCGGTCTTCAGCCGCGCCGCGACCACGAGTTCGCGGTTGGCCAGCTTCACTAGCTTCTTGCTGCCGGAGCTGATCTTCCCGAGCGCCTTCGACCGAGTCTTCCCTGGGCGGAGGCTGTCCGTGACGATGTCCGCGAGCTTCGCGGACGCTGCCTTGACCTGCTTCGCGGACCCGGTGAGCCCGTCGACCAGACCGCGGGCGATCCAGCGCCCCTGTGCCTTCGTCACCTTCGACGGCGAGGCGATGCCCAAGGCCTTCGCGATCGGCCCTGGGATGGCGCTGCGGGCCCAGCCCATGATCTTCGACTTGATCCAGCCGCTCATGCCCTGGATGCCGGTCCAGAGGCCCTGGACGACGTTGCGCCCCTTCTCCAGCAGCAGCGACCCGAGGCTGCCGATGCTGGAGTTGATGCGCCCCGGGAGGCCTGCCACCCAGGAGAGGAGCTGGCCGCCCTTGGTGACGACGCCCTTCTTGATGCTGTCCCAGTGCCGCAGGAAGATCCCGACGAGCGACCACTTGACGAAGAAGGCCACGATGGCGCCACCGATGGACTTGATCTTGTTCCAGATCCAGCCCCAGGCGGCCGACGTCCAGCCGACGATCTTGTCCCAGTTCTTCCAGATCAAGATCCCCAGCCCGACGATCGCGGCGATCACCCAGCCCACCGGCCCCATCGCGATGAACCACGCCGCCGCCATCCGCGCGCCCTGGAGCAGCGACTGCACGCCCATCAGCAGCCAGACCCCGACCACGCGGGCGCCCGCCAGCACGTGCCGCGCCGCCGACGCCGTCGCTCCGGCCCCGGCCATCACCCACCCGGCGACGACCAGAGCAGCCGACGCCAGAGAGCGCATGCCCATGAGGAGCCACGCCCCCACCACACGACCAGCGGCGAGGGCCTGCGTACCAGCCGACCGCAGCGCAGCCAGGCCGGTCATCACCCACCCAGCCACCACCCCGGCCGCGGACATCAGCGCGCGACCACGCATCAGAGCCCAGGCGGCCGCAGTCCGGGTGGCAGCGAGCACATGGGCTCCAGCCGACCGCAGCGCAGCCATCTGAACCATCACCCACGCTGCGACGGCGCGAGTGGCGGCAACGGTGGCGGAGATCCCCATCAAGATCAGAGCAGGAACGAGGACACCAGCCACCACGCTAGCGGCGACTCGCAGCGTCCCGGAATTGCGCTGCGCCCACTGGCCGAACTTTGCCAGCGCCGGAATTACCTTGGTGCCGAGAACCATCACGAGCCCCTGGGTGAGGCTGCGTTTGAATGCTTCCACGCGCACACCTGCGGACTTCTGGATGGAGTCCCCGGCCTTGTCGACTGCGCCGGAGAAGGTGCCGAATTTCGCGGCTGCCTTCGAGGGGTCCATGGTGTCGAATGCGCCGCCGAGGTCCTCGAACTTCGTGCCGAAGAGGCCGACCGCCACCGTGTTTTTCTTGACCGGGTCGTCGAGCCCACGAATCTTGTCGAAGATCGTGTCCATCGCCTTGTTGGCCTTCGGGCCTCCACCGGCGAGAGTCTTGATCATCTTGTCGGCGTCGAGCCCCAGAGCCTTGTACGCGTCGGCCGCGCCCTTGCTTCCATCGATCGACAGAAGCGAGAATTCCTTGACCGCGTCAGCCGCAATGTCGGTATCGCGTGCGCCCCCGGCAAGAGCCTGAGAGACCAAGCCCATTGCCATAGGGCCATCAATTCCAACTTTACGGAACTGAGTTGAATATTCATCGAATGTGTCGAGAAGATCCTCCGACGCATTCAGGCCCTTCTGCTGGGCCTTCACGAGGATGTCCATCGCCTCTTCGGCGTCGCGGGCCATCCCCGTCTTGACCATCTTCCCGACGGTCGTAGAGACGTGCGCGACCTCCTCGCCGAGGATCTTCCCCGTGGTCGCGATCCGGACTCCGAGCGCGTCGAGCTGCTTCTCGGTCGCGCCGGTCGGGATCAGACCGTTCTGGCTGATCGCGGCCATGGTGTCCGCAGCGGTCTGGAAGTCCTCGACCATCGCCGAGGCGAAGAGCCGGCCCGCGGCCTTCCCGTACTTCTGGGCGACGGCCGGAGTGCCGCCGATCTGCCCCTCCAGCGTCCCCAGGATCTGGGACTGCTCCAGGTAGTCGGTGAGCCCGACCATGAGCGCGGCCCCGGCCGCGACACCTGCCCCGGCCGCGATGGTCTGGAGCCGGGAGAGGCCCCCCTCGGCAGCCTGGACAGCATCGTCGGCACCGTCACGGGCACCGTCGGCCAGGGCGTCGCCGAGAGCGTCCCCGGCGGCGTCCCCGGACCGGCGGGCAGCCGCAACGAAACGCCCGCGGGCGTCTCGAATGCTGCCGTCTGCGGCGCGCGTGAAGCCATCGCCGAGGGCCTGGCCCGCCTGCTGCCCGGCCTGCTCGGCATCGTCGGCCATCCGCCTGCCGGAAGCGTTGAGCTCGCCCTCCGCCCGACGGAGCGCAGGGCGCACCTCCCCGTCGTCGAGCCGGATGAATCCCACCAGCTCGCCAACGGTCAACGCCACAGTGTGCCCCCTTATTTGCTGCGCTCAGGAGGCGCGAAGTGCCGTTGAACTCGGGTTTCTGCGGAGAGGAGCCCATAGATGCGGGTCTTCAGCCAGCGCCAGGTGCGCGCCTGCATGAGGCCGGGGGTGTCGAGGTCGATCCCGTACGTCTGCTGGAAGTCGGCCTCGATCAGCGCCCACTGCTCCAGCAGGCCCGCCCAGGTCAGCTCTGGGCCTTGGCCTTTGTGCGCTTTTTGGGCTGGGATGCCGTCTTCGTACCACTCGTAGAGGCCCGTTTCCGGGTCGTAGTCGCCGCACCCTTTGCCGAGGAGCCGCGCGCGGCCGGCTTCCGCCGTTCCGCGCGATTCGGTTTTCCCGGCTGCGCCCCGGCCGACCAGTACTGGGCAGCGGTCTCACGGTCCACGGTGATCCACATCATCACGGTGATCGCGACGTGCTTGAAGCGAGACCAGCGCAGGTCCTTCAGGAGGACGTCGTACTGGTCGCCGAGGCACATCTTGTAGAGGTCCAGCTCCTCCTGGTCGTCGAGGGCCGGGGAGTCGACCGGGGCCCCGCCCGCGACCATCCGCGCGGCCAGTGTCGTGATCTTCTCGATCTTGACGCCGTCCTCGGCTGCCGGGTCCTCGATCCGGTAGACCCGCTCGACACCGTCCTTACCCGTGACCGGGAGCTCCAGGACGTCGTCGAGGAAGGCGTCGAGCGCCTCGAAGTCGCCGGCCATCAGGCGACCGGGTTCGTGATCGTGGTGATCTTGCCGTCGCCGGTGATGGTGATCTCCACCTGGCCGAGCGCGGTGTGCTCGCCGCCGGACTCCTCCCACTTCACGATGCCGGTTCCCTCGTACGCCTCGGGGTAGCCCTCGCGGTCGAACCAGCGGCTGTGGATCTTCGAGGCGGACCCCCAACCGAACGCCGCCTGGCGCAGGGCCTCGTGCGTCGGGTGGTACACCTTCACCGCGTCGTTGACCTTGCGGTTCAGGGTCGTGGTCAGCTCCCAAGACTGAGCCGTCTTCGTGTTGCCGTTCCAGCCCTCCGACTCGTAGTCGGAGCTGTCCTCGATGTTGGGGTCGGGCATCGGCGGCTTGAAGTCGGTGACGCCCATGACGGTCTGCCAGTCCGGCGCCTCGGTGGTGCCCATGTTGAGCTGCCAGCGCCACCGGCGGGCGAGAGCGGTCTCCGGGGTGGGTGTCGACATGCGCGATCTCCTAGTCGTTCAGGAAGGGGTCCGGCCTGGTGGTCCGGAAGTAGAAATTGCTGGTCAGCTCATGCCGACCGTGGGCGTCCTGGCCCATGAGCCCGGCGGACTCGCGCCAGGACAGGGCCACGTAGACGTTGCGGAGCCGGTAGCTGCGCCGCTCGTGCAGGAGGCTGAAGGCGGCGTCGGCGAGGCCCCATACCTCGCGGAGGTCGGGGCCGGCGCGGTACCGGATCTGCACTGCGGTGATCGCGTCCGTCGTGTCGGTGTCCTCGACCGGGTACGGAGTGAGGACGTACACCCGGGCGGGCTCCTCAGGCATCGCCCCCAGGACGATCGGGGTCTCGCCCGCGGCGATCGGGCTGTCGGTTCGGTAGACCCCAAGGCCCTCGCCGGTCATCAGCTCGGCCAAGCCCTCCAGGAGGTCCACGGTGTACGTCATCGCAGCGCCCGCCGGAGCTCGGCCGCGACGATCGCGGCCACCTGCTGCCGGGCCTGGTTCAGCGGCTGCTCGACGTACTTCGCCTGCCGACCGGGCGCGTGCTGGAAGTCCAACTCCTCGTGCTGCCTGACCGCGTACGGGGTGTCGTAGCTGACGGCGGAGGTGAGCGTCGCCTCGTCGACCGACGCGGTCCCGGACCGGGACAGGGCGGCCTCGTCGAGGGGGACGACGGCCTGCGTCTCGCCGAGGACGTACTCCGCAGCGAGGGACGCGCCGCGAGCGGCGGCGGGCCGGAGCGCGCGCACCACCTGGTCGCCGTTGAAGCGGAGTCTGTAGCGCGCGGGCATGCGGCCCCCTATTCGAGCTGGATTTCCACGTGATCGGGGGTGCCGAGCCCGCCGCTGTCCTGGTCGGCGCACTGGATGACCTTGGTCGTGCGCCCGTTCTTCAGCGTCACCCTCGACTTCGCCGGGGCCGTCGTGCCGGGGAAGGCGTACGCGGTCGAGCTCGACACGACGGTGTCGCCCGTCGGCGTCCGCACGAGCCGGGTCTTCTGCTCGAGGAAGCACCGAACCTCGGTGGCCGGTCCGTACAGATCCTGAGTGCCGGACCGGCCGGCGTACGGCTCGACGATGATCTGGTGCCGCAGAAAGCGGCGCGGGATGGCCGCCATCAGCAGCTCGCCAGGGCCGTGAAGCGGATGCGCTCCGAGGGGATGAGCTGTAGCGCGCGGAGGAGCTTGGGCGCGTAGTACGACGGCCCTGAGCGGTTCGAGCCCGCGCCGAACTGGAGGTTCACGCTGCCGATCTGAGCGCCCTGAAGCGGGCCGGAGATATCGGTCTCCTCGCCGACCTCACCCCAGAACTCGACCTGGCTGCACACCGCGTCGCGGAATCCGGCGGCGACCAAGGGGTGCGTCGGCATCCCGTCGTCGTCCACGTCGTAGATCGCGGTGAGGAGGAAGTCGCTGTCGAGGAGCTGCGAGGCCCGCTCCAGCAGTCGCTGGGAGCCCAGCGGCGGGGCCTCGTCGAGGGCGTGCGCTAGGTCGGTCGTCGTGGCGTACACCCGGCCGTCCCCGCGCGCACCCGGGGCCGGGGCGACGGACACGAGCTGGTGCTCCACCGACGCCCCAGTACCGGCGACCGACCAGGAGAGCCGCCAGATCCCGGCCGCCGTGTAGACGACGGGCGCGGTCCACGCCGCGCCGTCATCCACAGGGGTAACCACAGGTGTGGACAACTGCCCCTCGGGCCCGGACACGACCAGCGTGACCGAGGTCGTCTCGTCGTGCGGCTCGACTCCGAGCCGGGCTGTGACCAGGTCTCCCACATCGGGCATCGTCAGCCTCCTGTCGTGCTGCTGGCGGTGAGCACCGGCCCGGAGGTCGACGCCGTGAGGTTCGGGCCGGTGACGCTCGACGTGAGGGCATCAGCGGGCCGCTGCAGGGACGGTGAGATGTCCAGGGCACGGAGCGTGCACCGTGCGGGTCGCACCGTTCGGATCTGCCATGGCTGCCGCGTCGGGAGCCCGCCGTCGACCGCGCGAGCGGCACCGAGCGGTACCCGCATCCCGATCCGCAACGGGTGGCCATGCTCCGTGCACCCAGCCGCGCCGAGCCGGACCGTACGGCGGACGCTCACCCGCCACGCCGCATCCGCAGCCTGGCCTGCCGCGAGGACCACGCGCGACCTGGTGGTCATCGGCACAGTGCGGGCGCCCTCGGCCGCAGCACCGAGCCGCAGGCTCTTCGTGGCCCGCACCGACAGGGCCGACGATGTCGAGCTGGCGCAGGACAGTGTGCGGGCCTTCGAGCCCCCCACCGGGCGGGCGCCCTCGACCGAAGCCGCTGCCCCGAGAGGCGCGGCACCAGCAGGAGCGGCCAGACGGCCCCAGTCGCGCTCGCGCGCCACACCGAGCCGAACCGCCCGCGCCGTGCTGATCCCCGCGGCCGCCGTTGTCTCTCCCGCCGGGCCGAGCGCCAGCACCCGAACCGGGGTCACCGGCAAGGCCGCCGTCGCCGCCACGGCTGGCCCCGACTGTGTGGCTCGGGACGGGAGAAGAGGATGGGCGGTATCGGAGACGGCGGCGGCGCCGACGCTCAGTACCTTCGCGGCGATGAGCGCCAGGGCGACGTCGCCGGCCCCGGCCCGGCCGACCGGTACGGCGCCGGCCGCACGAAGCTGCCCGGCCCCCTCTGCCGAAACCGCAGGGCCGAGATGGGCCCGTCTCGCCGACGAGATCACACCGGCCGCCGCCAGCGAGACCGCAGAGTCCAACGCCGCGGCCTTCGTCGGTCGGACCGTCCGCGCGGCGCCTACGTCGTGCGCGACCGCGAGCCGTACAGCCCGCGCGGTGCTGGCCGCCTGACCGCCGGACAGCTCCTGCGCCGCGCCCAGCAGGGCCACGGAGCGGGCAACTGCCGGGTGTCCGGTCTCGGCTGCACGGGCCGCGCCGAGCGGTACCGTGCGCACCGCCGTCACTGGCCGCGCCTGCTCGCCCGCGCCCGCGCTACCGATGTTTCGGGTGCGTCTGACGCCGAGCGGCCAGGCCCTGTCCACCACGTGAGGAGCGCCCACCACAGCACTCCGGCTCACTGACAGGGCCCTGGCCGCCGACGTCTCCATCGCCGCACCCACAGGGATGGTCTTCGGGAAGAGGTTGAAGTTGTCGTACTCGGCGAAGTCCGCCGTGCCGCTGTCGCGGTGGGCGATCAGCTGCACGCCGAGCGCATGGGTGGTCACCCACCCGGGCGCGGTAGCAGTCCGCCGCACCGTCCAGGTCACGCCGGTCGGCGATGTCTCCCACATCAGCTGGCCGGCCGCCGCGCGGATCCGTACCCAGGCGTGCGCCACGGGGTCGTACGGGATCGTCGCGTAGCCAGCGTCCGAGTACCCGGCTCGCACGGCCATCGCGAGGACGCCAGTCGCGGCGTTCACCTCGATGACCGCGTCAGTGCCGCCCGTGCTCGTCGTGATCAGTACCTGCGACCACGCCTCTGTCGCGGCGCCGCCCGCAGCCGCCGGGTAGAGGCGACACCCGAAGTGCGACCCGGCCAGGGTGTAGGCGCGGGCCGAGGCGTAGGCGGCGTACCCGGTGGTGCACGGCACCCGCGCGCGGCCACCGGTCTCGCTGATCGAGCCGTACGAGCGGGGCCACCGGACGGCGGTGTCCACGGTGTTGTCGTTGAAGTTGTCCTGGAGCGTCCCGACGAGGGGCATGAACCGGACGACCGGTGCGGCGGCCGAGACTGCGACCGCCGCACCGAGAGTCAGGGTGGCCATGACGCCCCCTCTCCACTACGCGTTCTGCGCGACCGCCAAGCCCGCAGCGTTGATCTGCGCGGTGATGTCCGTGCTGTCCGGAGTCACCGCGAAGTCGTGCAGCGTCAGGGGGATGAGGTCCGCGTCCGTGCCGGTCGTGGTGTCCGGGTCGTAGCAGATGAGGAGCTTCCCGGTGGCGTTGCCGGCCGCCGCCGTCCACGTGATGTCAGCGGCGTCCACGTTCGCAGTGTTCGTCGTGTCGTTGACGGCCACGACGACGCTCGTGAGCGTCTTCCTGCCCATCGTCACCTGCTCGTTGGAGGCTCCGGCGAGCAGCGCGGACAGGGTGTCGTAGTCCTGGAGCGCGTCGTCCGACTCCAGGCCGGCCGCCTCCAGGACGACTGCGATCAGCGCGTCATTCGTCAAGGGCAGCCCTGCGTAGTGCAGGAATCGGCCCTTGGCGATGTTGGTGACGAGGTCAGCCATGGGTGGTCAGCCTCCTCACGCGCTCGCGCCGATGATGTGGATGTCGTAGGTGACGGCCGTCCCCGACGACGAGTTGGCGATCTTCAGCAGGTCGCCTGTAGACGCGGTGACCGCGTACCCGATCGCGTCCGCCACCCCGGTCCCGACGGCCACGAACCCGCCCGGGCGGACGGTCAGCGTGTGCGTCGCCCCGAGCAACGTGGCCCAGGGATTGGAGCTTGCCGCCCCGACGACCACATTGTTCGTGTTCCCGGCCGCCGCCGCGATCACCAGGCCCTTGATCCGGGCGAAGGTGATCGTTGCGCCGAACGCATCGACCAACGCGCCCGCCAGGTCGAGGTCCTCGGTCGCCGACGCGGCCAGAGTGCGCCGGTCGGAGAACACGCGGTCCGCCTTGCCCGCCCCCGTGCCGCTCGCCAGGGACATGGACCTGGACAGAGCCTGTGGCGCCCGGCTGGTCCCGAGGTCGATTGCAGTGACCTGCTCGGCGAAGGCGGACACCGCGAGCATGGTTCCGGACATCGGCATCAGCTATCACCTCCGTACCGGGCCGCGAGCTCGTCGCGGGTGAGGCCTTCGATCTCGGCCTCCTCATTGGAGTCCTGGGCGCGCGTGCGGGCGTACGCCTGCCAGTCGGCGCGGCTGGCGTTCTTGGCCGGCTGGCGGGGCTCGTCGACCGGGGACTTGCTGACGGGGGTCAGCTCGACCGGCGGAGTGTCCTGCGTCGGCACCTCGTCAGGAGCCGAGGGCGTCGTCTCGACGAGGGCCTGCCCGGGGCCCTGTTCGGCCCGGGGGCCGGCCAGGGAGGGTCGGGACAGGATGCCATCGTCGACCACGGGCGGGTTGGGCTCGTCGTCTCCGAGCCGGGACCAGTTGTCCAGCGCGTCGAGCCGGGCGGAGCGGCCGTCGAGCTCGACCCGGTCGCCGGTGCGCTTGTTGAAATAGGTCGTCATGCCGGTACCGCCGTTCGCAGGTCGACCTGGACCAGAGTCTCGGTCGGGGAGCCGGCGGGGGTGCCGAGGACGACGGACAGGTTGTCACCGGCCGCGCAGGTGGCGTTCTGCACGGTGGTGCTGCCCGCCCACGCGTCGGTCGTGGTGGCCATCGGCGCGGCAAGGACGTCGCTGCTGCCCTTCTTGACCTGGACGGTGCCGGACGATCCGCCGGTCCGGTAGGCGCGGACGGCAATGATCGCCGCTCCGGCCGGGACCTTGCACAGCTGGTACGTGCCGGCCGCCGAGGAGGCGACTCGGAGCTCCTTGCTGTACGTACGGGCCGTCGAGGTGTCGACCTCGCCCGCGCGACCGTCCACTGTGTGGACCTTGTAGCCCATGTGGAATCCCTTCCTGGGAATGCGAAAGGGCCCGCACCGGCGGGCCCTGCTGGGTCGGTGGCGCGTGATGCGCCGTAGGTCAGACGGCGTCGGCACCCTTGATGAGCACGGCACGGTTGGCGTCGAGGGTCTTGATGCCGTACAGGGTGTCGATGCTGACGACGTCCTGCTTCTTGTCCTGGTCGTAGCCGTACACCACGCGCAGGGCGAACCCCTTGTAGTTCATGATCGCGGCGTCCTGCGCGCCCTTCGGGAGCTCCAGCGGGCGGAAGGCGAGAGCGAAAGCCGTCCGGTGGAAGGCGAGGTTGACCTCGGTGGTCGGCTCGCCGGGGGCCGGGGAGACGGCGGGCTGACCGACGTTCTGGGTCATGTACGGGTCGAAGCCGGACACCCGGCCGCCCATGGACGCCTCCAGCAGGCCTTCGGTGGACCCGCGCTTGTCCGCCTGCCGCCAGGTCTTCTCAGCGCTCCAGCGGGCCTGGGTCGTAGGTCCGACGACGACGCTGCGCTGCGTCAGCGGCACGCTCTTGCGGTTCAGAACCGCACCGGCCTGGACCAGGACGCGGGAGTCGCTGTACGGGTAGAGGCCGCCCGGGTAGTTGTAGTCCTCGCCCGCGACGTTCTCGGCGACGCCGCCGACCTCCTGGACGATGTCGTTGCGCAGGAGGAGCAGGTCGTTGTCGATCTTCTGGGAGACCGCCTCCATGGCCGGGGTGAGGAGCTGCTCGTCGAAGTCCGCGATCTTCAGCGTCATGTCCTCGGACGTGACGGCGAACGAGACGTCGGCGAAGTGGTTCAGCGTCATGTTGACGCTGGTCTCCGTCGCCTCCTGGACGATGATGCCCTGCGCCCGGTTGTACTCGTGGGCCTCGAAGACGGCGGGCTTCCGGATGGTGATCGCGTCGCCCTGCTTGCGGGCGAACTCCGGCTCGTAGTCCCGGTGGATGAGACTCGCCATGACGGTGGTCTCGTACAGGTTGGCGAGGGCCTGGCGCGCGATGACCTGCGCGGTCAGGAACGTGTTGGCCATGGGGTGTGTCCTTCCTTAGCCGGTACGGCGCGCGCGGCGCGCCTTCCGGATCTCGTCGATATCGGTGGGGTCGGAGCCGTCGCCGTCCCCGGTGCCGCCGCCGAAGTCGCCGGCGGAACTGTCGGGCGTCTGGGTGCCGACCTTGAGCTTCGGGTTGTCCTCGACGGCCTTCTTGATGGCCGCGTTCACGGCCTTGCTGAAGCCTTCGTCGCTGGGGTCGAGCCCCTTGATCGAGGCGAGGAACGCGCGGCTGTCGGTGAGCGCGTCGGGGTCGGCCTTGTGCTTACCCGCGCCCCGGTACACCGCCAGCTCGACCGCGGTCTCCCGATGGGCTGCCGTGGCCTGCTCGATCTTGGCCGTCAGGGCGGCCGGGTCCGGCGGAGCCGCGTCCTTGTCGTCGTCCTTGATCAGGCCGAGCGCCTTGCCGAGCTCCTGCACGATCTCCGTGCGAGCCTCGTCGGCAGCCGCCTTCTTGGCCGTCGTGCGGGCTTTCGCCGACTCGCTGTTCGCCGCCTTCAGGTCCTTCTCCAGGCGGGTGATCTTGGCTTCGGAGGTTTCGTCGCCCCCCGTCGGCTTCTTCGCGGGTGCCTTCGGCTTCGGCTTCTGGCCCTTCGCCTCTTCGTCGTTCTGGCCGTCGTCGTCACCGGTCCCGCCGGTGCCGTCGTCGTCCTGGTCGCCCGCGTCGTCGCCCTCATCGCCGGTGTCGTCGTTGCCGGATCCGGGGTCGTCTCCGTCCCCGCCGTCGGCGTAGAGGAACGGATCGAAAGGGCCGGCGGCGTAGGGGTGTGACCACCCGGGCCGGTGGCGGGCAAGGGTTCGCTGCTGCATCGTGCACTCCTGGTGCGCGTAGGTGGGGCCCCGCACCCGGCGGGGCTGTACTGCGGTCCGAACCGCTTGCAGCGGACGGAAGACATGGGCTATGAGGCGGAGTTAACGTGCCTCATGGCCATAAGCGACGAGCAGCTGCTCGACTTCGACAAGGAACGGCTGGCTCACTGGGATGAGGAGCGCGTAGCACACGCACTCGCCGGAGAAAACGGCGCGATTTACCGCAACCACCTGGAGATCGCACAGTGGATCGACGGCTGGATCGAAAGGATGGATGAGGGCGACGTGGGCCGTCGCACCCCTGAGCACCAGAGAGGGCTCATCGCGGGAGTGAGAGAGATCGCCGCGCATCTGCGACAGACCGACTTCGTCCCCGGCGGTGATCTCCTGCGGGGCTAGCGTGCGGTCGTGAGCTGCTCACGGCGGCTCTTGCGCGGCAGGCCCGTCTCGTCTACCAGGTCCCGGATTCGGGCCTGGTAGGCGCGGACCTTGGCGCGCGCGGCCGTGGCCTTCGGCTCGTCCATGGCTCCCGCGGCCTCGCGCTTCCAGCGGCGGATCTGCCGCTCGTAGTAGCGCTGCCGCTGCGTGTCCTCGTACGTTCCCCGCGATGGCGGCTTCGGCTGCTGCTTCGTGAGCCCCGGCAGGTACGCGCGCACGTCGTGCCGGCAGTTCGGATGGAACAACCCGGCCGCCCGCGCCTCGGGGAGCGACCCAGCGACCGACACGGTCACCATCCGGCCGTCCTCCGTCGCGTGCTCCAGCTCGACGTCACGCTCACCCGGGGCATCGTCGCGGGTGAGGATCTTCCCCTCCCAGCGGCGGCACAGTGGGCACTCCTCCGGGGCCTCCGAAATCATCACCAGCTCGACCCCGGCCGCGCCGAGACGGTCGGTGTGCGCGTCGACCGCAGCCCGGCCGACCACGCTGCGGGTGGCCATCTCGACGTACGACCTCATGTCCCACGAGCGGCCGGCCCGGTCGATGAACCCGGTGACGCCGCGCGCGGTGAAGCGGTCGAGGGCGGTCTGCGCGGCCTGGCGGCGGGTCTGCGCGCCGAGCAGAGGCGCCGAGGAGGCGTGGGCGACGACCTCGCGGTACACGTCCATGGTCTGCCGGAGGATCCGCAGGTGCACGGGCCCGGTGTCGGCGACCAGCGCGGCGGCGAGGCGGTCGACAGCAGCCGCAGCCGGCACAGCCGATGCGGCGGCCGCGGCTTGGCCGACGGCGAGCGCGCCGAGCTCCGCCACCGCCGCCTGCTGCCCCCGCTCGTACGCCTCCGCCACTGCCTGATGGATCGCCCCGGAGGCGTCGAGCTGAAGTGCGTCGATGACCGCCTGGATCGCGCCCTGAAGGTCGCCGAGGGCTCGGGCCTTGAGCTCTAGCCACAGCGGCGACTCGATGTCGGAGGCCAGGGCATCCCGGATGCGCTCGATGATCGTGCCCTGCGCCGCCTCGTACAGGTCGGCGATCGCCGCGGCCAGGTCCTCGGCGAGCGCGGGGGACACGGGCATCGCAGCCTCCTACGGCAGGGCGCCGGACTGCATCGGGTCCGGTACGGCCATGCCGGACTCATCGTGGATGCGCTGCACCTCAGCGGACACCATCGGCTCATCCCATTCCGGGTGAGTCATCCGAACCAGGGTCTCCGTGCTCGCTGCGTTCGCTCGGCGGAGCATCTCAGCCGTGGTGGCGAGGGCGAGCGGGTCCTCCTGGACGCCGTCCTGGAACTCGATGTTCGGCCTTTGCGGCTCGCCCTTGGTTCCGAACACGTACTGGTCGACGGCGAGAAGGGCGTGCACCGCGTTGGCGAGCCCGGGGCGGACTCGGAGGATCTTCTTGCCCCGGGTCGTCATGGACCGGCGCTCCTTCGAGACGACCTCGGTGGCCGTCAAGGCGACGTCCGCGCCGATCCCGAAGGTCTGCGCGCTGTAGCCGCAGGACCGGAGGATCTGGTTGATCAGGTCCTCCGAGGTGTCTCGGTGCTCCTGCACGCGGATCGCGAACTGGCTGACCGTGAGGGCCATGCCATCGCCGCGCGCGAGCGCGTTGACCCCGGCGAACGCCTCCTGATCCGGGTTCCAGCTCGCTCCCCGACCGGGGCCGTTGGACTGGAGGTAGGAGTCCGGGACCACGAGGCGGCCCTTGCCGATGCGGATGTCCCGCATCCAGCTGGCGTACGTCTCGTCGAGCTGGTCCATGAGCGACTCGACGCCGTCGAGGTCGGAGCGGCCGAAGTCGCGGAGGTACCCGTCCTTCCGCCACCGGCGTGATGCCTGGTTCGGGATGTACGAGACGTCGAGGCCCTTGAAGCCGGTCTCGATGATCCCATCCGCGTTCACAGAGGTCGCGAAGCCGCGGGTCGCCTCGCTTTCCTCCAGCGGCACCGGGTGGCCGAGCTTGCCGCTCGTGCCCTGATACAGGCCGTGCTGGATACCCTCCGGCTCGTGGCGCTCCAGGTGACGCCAGACCTGCCCGTCTTGCTCCCGTACGACCTTCCAGAAGGTGACCGCAGCGAGGCGACCCCACCGGAATTCCGGTACGGCGCTGTCGGCGTGCACGGCATCGAGCCAGGCCTGATCTGCCAGCTTCTTGTCGTAGACCGGGCGGAGGTAGATACCGCCGAGAGCGGCCTTGACCTCGGCCGCTGTCTGAAGGGTGGCGAGCATCCCGTCATCGGTCAGCGCGTCCAGGCGCTCCTGCGTCTTCTTGCTCTCGACCGTGAACTGCGGTGGCTCGGAGAAGAGGAGGTCGGCGCTGCCGGCGCAGATGTCGCCCGCGATCGGTACGTGGATCTTCGTGCGCCGCTCGCCTTGAGCGGTGGGAGTTCCCCACCACCAGCGGGCGATCCTGCCGATGGCGCCGTTGGCGTACTGAAGACGCTTCGGGTCCGGTGATCCAGCCCCGGAGCCGCCCCCGTAGAGAGACTCCAGGCGGTCCGGGTCACCTGCCCACCAGGTGTCCCACGTGTTCATGGACGCAAGCGCGGGCGCCAGCTTCGGCGGAGGCCAGGGGACGTTACCCGTCGGCAGCGGCATCGTCGCCTCCTTCGTCCGGACTGGGGTTTTCGACCTCGTCGGCGGCCGCACGGAGGAGCTGGGCGAGCCCGGGGCGTCCGTACTTGAGCGTCCCTTCGCCGTCGAGGTCCATGGTGAAGTCGCCGAGGCGGACCTCGGGGGTGCTGCCCACACGGAGGAAAACGGGCAGGGTGATTTCTGCGGGCATCACGCAGCCACCTCCAGGCGGGTCGGGATGTACGGGCGCCACAGGGCCTCGGTCGTACGGACGCCGTACCTGAGCGCGTCGCAGCTGTGGTCGTTCTCCTTGATCGGCTTGTCCTCGCCTGCCTCGGCGGCGGTGTCGTCCCACGAGTAGCCGGGGAGCTCCTCGATGAGGCCGGTCGCGGACTCGTGGATCAGGAGGTCGCCGGTACCGAAGAGGGAGCTGATGGTGCGGATGCCGTCGAGTACGGCGTTGTCGGCGTGTGTCACGCCCGCCACGCCGTCGCGGTGCAGCTGCTCGATGAAGCTGGACGCGGAGGGGTCGACGACCGTCCACTCCGGGGCGACCCCCACGGCGGTCGAGTGAGGGTGCGGCACCTTCGCCAGCCACGTCCTGCGGGCCCGCGAGTACTCCGCGTCGGTCATCTGCCGACGCTGGAGCCGGGAGTCGTGCCGGTACTCGCCGACCACGTACAGCCGCCGGTCCGTACCGAGGCCGACGAGGACATCCGCGAAGGGGTTCACGGTGCCGTAATCGATGCCGTCCGCGAGCCACCGATCGATCCTCGGGAGCTCCGAGACCACGTGCCGGGTCGGGTCGAACATCTCGTAGACCGCGCCCTCGGACTGCACCCAGGCACCGAGGATGAACCTCCTGTACCAGAGCCCGACGTATTCCTTCTTCAGCGAGGCGACGTAGTCCGCGTCCAGCGACGGGTTGTCGTCGAGGTTGAAGTGCCACGACCGCAGGTTCAGTTCGCCCGCGCGGTCGAGGTACTCCTTCTTCAGCCAGTGCCCTGGGTTGTCCGGGTTGGTGGTCCCCATGAGCTTCGCGCCCTTGACGGACAGTCGGCCGAGGAGCTGGCGGAAGAAGTCCTTCGGGAGGAGCGACACCTCGTCGCAGTAGACGAGGGAGACCGTCGCGCCTCGGATCTTGGCCTCGGAGCGGCGGTCGTTCGCACCGATCAGGTGGACCGTACGACCGAGAATGACCGCGGTCTTCGCGCCCGGCGTCCAGACGATCAGCTTCGACAGCGCGCCGAACAGGCCGGGGTCGACGAGCGGCTCCATGATGTTGCGGCCGATGGTGTCGAGCGTCCGCCCGGTGATCAGGATGAGGCCGGCACGCGGGGCCGCGGCGACCGCGGCGAGCAGCGCGATCAGGCTCGCGATCGTCTTCCCCGAGCGGATCGCCCCGTGCCAGATGTTGATGCGCGCCGTGCACTCGACGATCGAAGCGATCTGCTTCCGGGACAACGGCAGGTCGACGTTTCGGAGCATCACGCCCCCTCGTCGGCCTCCTGGTCCTGCTGCTGGGCCTTGTAGGCCGCCGTCAGTCCAGACATCAGCTGGGTGATGAGGGCCAGGCCCTCCTCGACGCCGGACTCGTCCTTCGGGGGCACGAGCTTGAGTGAGCGGTCCAGCGCGGTGGCCACGGTGCCCATGAGCGCCCGCTTGTCGGCGGGCGTCGGCTCCGGCGCGAGGTGAGTGTCGAAGTCGTGTTCCTTGCCGCCCCAGTCCCAGTACAGGAGCGGCTGGCTCATCTTCGCGGCCTCGCGCTCGGCGATGTCCTGGAGGTTGACGGCGAAGGCGGCGCGGCGGTCGGCCAGGTCCGCTTGGCGTACCTCGGTGGCGGCGGCGACCTGTCCGGCGCGGGCGGCGAAGCTGATACCGAGCTCACCCGCGATTTCGCTGATGGTTCGGCCGGAGCGCTTGAGCTGCTTGGCGATGGCGTTGCGGCCGAGCCCGTCGGCGTGCAGCTGGCGGACGGTTTCGCGTTCCTGGTCGGTGACCGGGTTGGCCTTCGCCATCGGTCACCCCCTGGACGTGTCGGGGCCCCGGCCGCTGGAGCAGACGGCCGGTCCCAGCTCGGGGGTTACTCCTTCGCGACCAGGTCGCCGAGCGCCTTCGTCAGCTCAGCCCGCCGCTCGTCGGAGGTGAGGCCCTGGTCACGCGCGCCCCAGGCAAGAGCGAACCGGTCGACTTGCCGCCAGTCGGCGTCCTTGGGCATCTCCTTCACCCAGTGCGCGGCGACCTTCGGCGTCTCGAACTCGTAGATGCTGACGGTGTCGGTAGTGATGAGCTGTGTGCAGTCGTTCGCGTGCGGCTTCTCGCCCGCGGCCTCCTGGGAGCAGCCCGTTGTGTTGTCCTGCGGGTCACCAAGGGTCTTGACCCCGACGGCGTCGGCGAGGCCGGCCGCCGCCGTCTTCGCGGTGAGGCCGGCGGGCTGGCTGCTGCTCGGCGCGGAGGGCTTCGACTCCGGGACCGGCTGGTCCTGCGGGTTGCAAGCGACGAGGGCGAGCAAGAGAGCGGCGCCGGTAACGGCGGCCGCGGTGGTGCGGGTGCGCATGGTCCCCCCAGGACAGGTGCGATGAGGGGCCCAGCATGGCGGATCAGTGGCCACCGTGTGGAGGAAACGCGAAGGCCCGCACAGTGGCGGGCCTTATGTCCGGGCACGCCGGACTTGGGGACAGGATGCGTCATTGATCACCGATATGCAAGCAAGGTCACGCTGCAAGCATCGAGGCGGCGACCGACAGCCGGGCGCGTGCCCCTTCCGAGTAAGTAGCGGACTGCTCGATGCCGATGAATTTGCGGTTTTCCAGCAGTGCGGCGACCCCCGTGGTGCCCGACCCGGCGAAGGGGTCCAGGACCGTCCCGCCATCCGGAGCGATGCGCACCAGCTGCCGCATCACGTCCTCTGGCTTCTGCGTGATGTGCTGCCGGGACTTCCCCGACGGTTGGCTGCCGGAGAGCATGCCGGGCAGGTAGACCGGGTCGTTGCCCGGGACCATCGCCCCGTTGCTGCCCCAGACGATGAACTCGCAGTTCTGGCGGAGGCGGCCAGGCTGGGGGCGGGCGTTCGGCTTGTGCCAGACGGCGATTCCGCGCCACGTGTACCCAGCGGCCTGAAGCGCGTCGGCAGTGGTCGGGAGCTGTCTCCAGTCACTGAAGACGAGAGCAGCGCCGCCGGGACGGGTCAGGCGGTAGCACTGAGCGAGGACCAGAGAGAGCCAGGCGAGGTAGGACCGCTGGTCGCGGTTGTCACCGGTGAAGTCTCCGAGGTCAAAGCCATGCTTGCGGCCCGCCTCGCTGAGGTACTTCTGGCGGGCCGTGCGGCTGGTGCGTTCAGTCATGGTGCGGCCGCCGCTGTTGTAGGGCGGATCGCAGATCACGGCATCGACCGGGGTGTCGAGAGTGGGGAGGAGGGTGAGGGCGTCGCCGTTGTGCAGGGTCCAGTTGGGCATGACGGGCTGCTTTCGTGCGGTCGCGTGCGCAGGGGCGAGCGAGTCGGTGCGTGGCCCTCGGTTGGGGGCTTGATCCCGTGATGCCCAACTAGTTGCGCTTTCAAGTTACCTGTGTGGGTAAATTACTGAACGTCCGTTCAGTAGGCATGGCGGCGCCCCCGCCGGATGGGGTCGGCGGGGGCGCCTGGCCGGTAGCGAACCGGCGGTACGGGGGCCGTGTGTCAGGCGTAGGCGGACAGGTCGCGGGCCATCTCCTCTTCCACTCCACCTTCGTCCAGGACGGCCTGGAGTAGCGGGGGGATGGTCTGCGCGGGAGGGCGGGTCGTCCCGGTGATGGGGAGAGCGGCCAGGTTGTCGTTGGGGTCCAGGAGGATCTGTGCGGCGCGGACGAGGTCGGTGGGCTCGGCCACCGGGGCGCCGGTGATGAGGTCGGCGACGTACTGGAGGTGTCCGCCGTGCTGGGTGGGGCCGTACTCCCAGCCGCCGCGGGTGTGGTTCCACAGGAGGGTGACGCCGTGGTCGTAGCCGGCGGCGCGGGCCCGGTCGGGGTCGAGGTTGATGACGGTTTCCATCATCATGACCTCGCCGTTGTCGCAGTCGTACGCGGTCCACGAGTTGGCGGCGTCCAGGAGGCCCTCGGCGGATAGAGCGGCCATGACGGCGTTGGCGTAGGGGTCGTGGGGCAGGGGTCGCGTCGGCATGAGGTCATCGTCCCGTCTGGGTGGGCTTGAGCGCAGGCGAACTGGGCTGCTGCTGGGTGGACTGCGACGCCGCGTTCCGGCGGCGCAGCTCTTCGACGCTGAGCGTCTTGTCCTTCAGGCCGGTGGGCTTGGGCGGTGCCATGATGCGGGTCCTGTCTCGTGGTTGGGGATGGGTCCGGGCGCCCGGTCAGCTGGCAGGCGGGCGGGCGCTCCGTGGGCTACTGGGTGGTCTGGCGGGGTGGCGTGACGGTGATGTGTGCCCCTTCCGCATGGCGGACGACGCGCAGGTTGTTGGCGTTGGTGTTGGTGCCCTGGCCTGCGGCAACAACGCCAACAGGGGGGTCGAGAGGGGCGGGGGAGAGGGGGGCCGGGATGTCATCGCGGTGGACGCCCGGCCCGTTGCCGGCGCCGGTGACCCGTACGCCTTCCCGCACGCGGACTTCCGCGGCGATGAGGAGGCCGCGTACGTCCTTGGTGGTCCAGCCGGTGCCCGGGTACTCCTCCAGGAGTTGGTCGCGGAGGCGGGTGAGGAGGACCCCGGTGCCTTCTCCGAGCTCGCGGGCGATGTCGGCCATGTCCGCCGGGTCGGGGGCGGGCGCCTCGTCCTCGTCGGTCTCGTCCTGCGGCTCCTGGTCCTCCTGCTCCAGGGCGCGCCGGTGGGCGGCGGCGATCCCGATCGTGATGATGAGGGCTGCTGCGAAGGCCCAGCGCAGCCAGGTGTGGATGTACAGGGCGGTGGCCCCGATGGTGAGGGCGATGAGGGTGATGACCCAGCGGGCGAGGGCCTCGCGCCACTCCCCCGGCCACCACCAGGCGGCCAGGGTGCTGGTGGGCTGGTCGGTGGTGTACTCGGTCGGCTCGGTGTCGGTGTGGGTCATTACTGGATTCCTCCGGTCCACCAGGAGCCCGCCAGATTGAGGCCGCTGGCGAGCGGTACGGCCATGACTCCTGCGATGCCTGCGGCCATGCCGAGGAAGATCCCGGCGAGGGTTCCGGCGATGTTCTGCAGACGGGGCAGGCGGCGGCCCCAGAGGTGGCTGCCGATGACGAGGGCGGTCCACAGGGCGAAGACGCAGTAGCCGCCGGCGGTGAGGATGACGGGGTCGGCGCGGGTGACGGTGGGTGAGGTACCGCCGATGCCCCAGACGAGGTAGGCGTAGCCGAGGCCGTTGCCGCCCCAGAGGCCGAGGCGGGTGATGATGCCGAGGGCGGACCAGCCGGAGCAGGCGAGGACGGCGATCATGCCGTAGCAGAGGGACAGGACGAAGGGCAGTAGGGCGAGGTAGGAGCGGCCGCCGCCACCCTCGCCGTCCTTCTTCTTGCCGCCGCCGCTGCCCTTCTTCCACCAGCGTTGGAGGGTGAGGGCGACGATGATCAGGCCGAGGGTGGGGCAGCCGAGGTAGACGTAGGGCTGCGTCAGGATCGGGTTGTCCATGGCGGGTGTGTGTCCTCAGTGGGTGAAGAGCCAGGCGACGTACACGGACGCCGCGGCGAGGAGGGCGAGCGTGCGTACGGCGGTGAGGAGGCCGGGCAGGCGGGGCTCGGTGCGGCCGCAGGCGATCAGGCCGAGGGCGGCGAGCAGCGTGAGCATCGGGTAGACGATCAGGCCCAGGAGCATCAGGAGGCCTCCGCGGCGAGGGCGTCCCGGATGCGCTGAGCACGGGTCTGGCCGATGGCGTAGCGGGTCTTCAGGGTGCGGAAGCTGGGTACGTCGGCCCCGTACTCGGCGCGGGCTTGCTCAATGAGCGGGTCGGGGTCGGGTACGTCGCGGTCGCCTTCGGGTACCTCGTCGTCGTGCTCGTCGGGTACGTCGTCCGGGTCGAGTACGGGGCACTCGGGTACGTACTCGGCGGTGACGACCGGGCGGGTACGCGCCCGCGCGGCTGCCACGGCCGGGGCCGGGCGGCGCAGAGCGGTCCGGCAGTGCACCGGGAGCAGCCGGGCGCCGTGGGGTACGACCGGGGCCGGGTCGGGTACGTGCCTGACCAGTGCCGGAGCAGCGGAAGCGATGAGGGAGTTGCCTGCGCGGAGGGCTACCCGTACCTGGGTCTCGGAGACGGGTACCCCGTACTCCGTGCACAGGGCAGCGACCTCGGCCGGGCCATCCTTCGGGTGCGCCGACCGGACCAGGTGGACTACGGCGAGCGGGTCCATCGTCCGCAGCTGCGCCCCGGTCACCCCGAGCGGGGTACGCGGGTACGGGTCTCCGGGTACGGGGGTACCCGCCCACGGTGAGGCCAGGGGTACGGTCGCGAGCTGACCGGAAGTACGGCGGGCAGCGAGCTGCTGGAGTAGGCGGTGGCGCTGCTCGCCGTTCGTGCCGGCTCCGGAACGGGCGACGGCGGCGGCCAGGCGGCGGCGCCTGTACCCGGACAGCCACCCTTCGGGGCGGAGCTCCAGGACGGCGGCGAGGTGGACGGCGCGTGCGGTGGCCCGGTCGCGGGTGATCTGCTCCGCGGTACGGTCCCGCGTCGCCAGCCCGAGCCGGGACAGCAGGCGCTCGCGGAGCTCCCTGCCGATGATCGCGGGCAGCCCGGTGGACAGCGCCTCGGGGCGGGCGACGCGGATCTCCAGGCCCATGGCGAGGTGCCAGAGCAGACCGGCGAGGACCGGGCCGATGACAGCGCGGACGGTGCCGCCGACGATCCCGCTCGTGGCGTAGCAGGGGATGATCTGGACGCCGGTGATGACCCAGACGAGGACGCCGGGGACACCCGCCGAACCGGCAGTCGCCTCCGTGGCGGTGGCGGCCTTGTTGGCGCGGGCCATGACGGCGCAGGCGAGGAGCGCGAGCTCCCCAGCCCCGAACATCAGGGCGCGCTCGGTGCTGTCGACCATGCCGAGGCGCTCCCCGGCGAACCGCCAGCTCGTGTCCCCGCTGTAGGCGGTGCAGACGAGGGCGCCGGCCCCGGCGACGAGGAAGGGCAGCGGCGGCCAGGTCCAGGAGCGGACGGTGCGGATGGCGCCCCACAGTGCGGCGCCGAGGATGGCGAGGGCGGCCGCGGTGATTCCGGCGGTCGGCCAGGGGTGGTCGACCGCCCAGGTGGTGAGCGGGTGGGTGAGCACGTGCTCCTCCGGGAGCGTGGGGCGGCCGGGTGGTGGTGCGTGCCCGGCCGGGGTGATCAGGCGGAAGCGGCTGCGTTGCCGTCGATGCGCGCGTAGATGAGCGCGGCGCGCGCCTGGCCCTCGCGCGGGTGGGCGGCGGTGTACGCCTCGGCCGCTTCGCGCTGGAGGTCGGCGACACGCTCGGCCCGGGTGGGGCGGTTGGCACGGGCGCGGAGGAGGAGCGCGTACTCGCCGCGGGTGATGACCCGGTCGTCCGTGCGCGGCATCTGTCGGAGGAGGGCCTGCTCGACGGCGCGCGCCATGTCGGTGCCGGGGCCGTGTTCGTGGGCGGCGTAATCCCGGGCGTAGGCGAACCGGTTGAGCTCGCCCATCACTGCGTTGGGCCAGTTGTCGGTGAGCCGGTCGGCGATGCGCGCGAGGAGCGGGCGGATGTCGCCGGCCTCCTCGATGGCGAGGGTCTGGCGGAGGGCTTCGTCGGGCTGGGTGAGCTGGGTAGGGTCGGACATTGCCTGCCCCTTCGTCGTGGTTGAGGGTGGGCGCCCCCGGTCCATGTGGCGTTCCAGCGCCGGGCCGGGGGCTTTGTGCATCAGCAGCGCGAGGCCACTTCCATCACTGTAGGGGGATCCCCTACAGTTTGGGAAGCGGCCCGCCAGAAGAGAGGGGCCGGGAGTGGAACACGGTCAGGAGGCGCGGCGGGTGTTCGATGCCATCGACGCACTGGAGGACATTGCCGACCCGGCGGCGCGGGCTCTGGCCCTCGGGCAGGTGCTGAAGGGGATGCCGGATCAGAACAAGAAGCTCAAGGCGGCCCGGCAGGCAGCGGTGAAGGAGCTCCTCGCGCGGGATGGGGCGTCGCTGCGCACGGTCGCGGCGGAGCTGGGCGTTGGGTTCAGCACGGTGCAGGACATCGTGAAGGGTTACTCGGGGTCCGGGCGGAGCCGGCCGAAGGCGGCCACGGAGGACGGGGCGTCGCCTCCGTCGTAGACTCGAACGCATGAACGAACAGGAGGTTCCGCGCCTCGACCTGCTCCGCTTCCTGGAGCGCGTCCAGGAGCGGGACCTCGCCCGCACCCGCGCCTGGATCACGGCCGAAGAGCAGCGCGTCGCGGAGATCGCCGCCCGTCGGCCCCCGCCGCCACCACCGGACTGGGTACTGGAGACCGGCATCGGCCCCGGCCGCCGCCCAGTCGCCGTACATCAGGGGTTCTGCCGACCCCAGGGCGCCCGGGTCCGCGCGATCCCAGCCGACGAGGCCCGGCGCCTCATCGCCGGAGACACCGGACTCGCCTGCCAGCTCTGCCGCCCAGACACCGAGCTTGGACTGCTCTAGCGGGACATGACGGAGCCCCCACCGCCGAAACGGTGGGGGCCCAAGGTCCGTCAGGCGGGAAGCGGGGTACCTCCCAGGCGGTCCACCAGCCAGTCGAGGCCCCGCGGCGTGAAGAAGGTCTGCTCGACCGACTGGTAGCCAGCCTGCACCAGCTTGACCTTTGCTCGCCCGGCCTTGATGTGCACCTCGTAGGGGATGCGCGGGTTCTGCACCTGGAGGAAGTGCACGTCGTCGTCTCGGAGCCGGTTCATGAACTTCGTCCGCCCGAGCCCACCGGTCACGTCGGTGAGAGCCTTGGCCGCCGTGCCCATGTCGATCAGTCCGTCGCTGTCACAGAAGGCGTCCCACTTGCCGGCCTTCGGCGCGGCGATCGCCAGCTCCTGCTTCGTGGTGACGAGTTCCTTCGCTGCGGCCAGGTACTGCTCGGCCAGCGCCAGAACGCCTTCGGGGCTGCCGACGTCCGGCTTCGCGGCGAGTTCGGCCTCGCGGGTCTTGACGGCGAAGTACGTCTTTGCCGCCGCCACCTCCGGCTTCCGGCTGTCACCAGCGAGGGCGACGTGATACGCCCCGAACCGGGTCAGGCGGTAGTCGGCCACGGGCTGCTTGCCCCACCGTCCACTGCCGGTGATCACTTTGCGGGCACCCGCAAAGTGATCCCGTGCGTCCATCCCGCTGGTGTCGACGGCGGACATAGCCCGCTGTACGACCTCGTCGAACTGGCGCCACTGCTCGTAGCCCATGAGCTGCTGGAGGTCGCGGGCGGACCAGCGCTCTTCGCCGTGGTGGTCGAGCAGCATGATCCGATCGAATGGACTAGACCCCCCTCTGTTGCCATCGGAGACTGACGCGATAGTGTCAAGAATGTCTGTCAAGGGTTCCGTCCTTGATGTCGTAGCTTCGGCGGGATGCCCCCCGCGCATAGCTGTTCCTAGGCCGCCTTCGGATCGAAGGCGGCCTTGTGACGTTCACGTTACGCCATAGGGTTGACACTCCGTCGTTTCCTTGTTCGACACTGGGTGCCGCGTACTGGCGGGTCACTTAAGAATCCAAGGTGACGGGCAATCAGCCTTGGCACGGAGTGTCACCCTTGCCCCTTTTTGGGGCCGTCGCGTGAGCCATGTCTCGAATGCCGTCGTGTCGAAGGGCATTGAGCTGAGAATGTCGCCCCCTTCTGCTACGAGGCGATCAGCAGATTCGTCAGGCCGAGTGGTCAACGGCCCTGGGCATCGGCACCGCTCCAGGTCCGTCCACACGCCCCACACCGCACTACGGGCGCCGCTCCTGCGCCGCCTTGCATATCAAGGGGACCTGCGCACAGTGGGCAGGGTGCGGCCAGGCGTACGCGGCCGTCGCCAACGTCGAGCGCCCGCTCGATGAGGTCGGCGGACGTGCGCGCGAAGGCGGCGATGCGGTGCTGCTCGGTGTCGGTGAGCGGGCGCCAGGGTCCGCGTACGCCTTGGGTGCGGGCGAGGAGCCAGAGGGCGGCGAGGGGGGCGGTGCGCTGCGCTCCGGTGTACCGCCACCTCCTCGGGTTCTTCGACTCGCGGAGGGCGAGCCGGTTGCGGCGGAGGTCGTCGGCCTGGGCCGTGCGGCGGGCGCGCGGGTCGTCGGGCCACGAGCGGCGCGGCGGGGCTGGGGTGATCGGGGCGTGCTGGATGGCGGCGGCGGTCTGGTCGGCGAGTTCCAGGAGACCGGCCTCGACGGTGACCATGGTGTCGAGGACGTCGAGGCGCAGCGGGGCGGCGGTCCATCCGGGCTGGTCCGGGGAGCGTTCGAGGGCGCGGAGGGCTTCGGCCCGCCAGGTCGCGGCTTCGGCCTGCTCTTCGTCCTGGTCGTGGTGGCTGATGGTGCTGATGCCCATGGTGGGGGGCCAGGTGGTGCCGCGGGTGGTGAGTGCTTCGGAGAGGTCGCGCCAGTGGTGGGCGATGGTGAAGAGGTTGCGCTCGGTGGTGGCGATGGTGGTGGTGGTCATCGGGCGCTCCGGGGTGCGGTGGGGCTATCGTGATGATCACCTGGGGGCGCATCCGGTCTTGGCGGACGGTGGATGCGCCCCTGCTGCATGCTCAGCGTCGGCGGGGCGGGCCGTACGGGGACTGCCACGCCGGGCGTTGCGGTAGAGCGCGGGGCGGAGTCTCGGCCCTGCGGACGCCGATCGAGAGGTACTTGAACAGGGTTCGCCGGAGGTTGGCCTCGACCCGCTCCAAGGCCTCCGGGGCGGGCTGCTCCTCGTCGAGCTCGACGGACGTCACGCCGTCTACCGGCACCCACTCGCCGTCGAGGTGGACCTCCAGGCGGCTCACGTCGGCTCCTTCACGATGATCACGTGGCCGCCTTGGACGCAGTGCGAGGAGACGCACTCCCCGACGTGCATGGCGTCGAGCGCCGCGTTGACCGCACGCCAGATGTGGGCGTTCCTGATGGGCACAGGCTCGACGGGCAGGGTTCGGATGTAGGCGTACACGGCGTCGTAGGCGGGCTGACGACGGTGGACTAGGTCGCGGAGGGCGGACTCGGATTCGTCCAGGCCGGGTGAGTCCTTGACCTGCTGCTCTTCGTCGAGGTGGGCGACACCGTCCGGTGCGGGGCGGAAGTTGTCCACCCGTTCGGCGATGGCCGCAGTCTTACGGCGTTCGGTGTCGAGGTGCTCCGCGGCTTCGGCGATGACCAGCACGGCCAGGCTGATGCTGATGGCCTGGGTGACCATGCCGTTGATGCTGAGCGTGAAGATGACGGCGACCAGGAGGCCGGCGGCGATGGCGAGCAGGTAGACGCGGAGACGGGCGTTGATCACGACGTCGCCTCCGGGGAGCCGAGGGCGGGCGCTTCGTAGTTGCCGTCGGGCCAGGTCGGCGAGAGCAGGCCGATCACCTGCTGGGGGTTCACGCCCGCGCTGCCGGAGGCGACGACGTACGCGCGCATCTGGTCGACGGTGCGCTTGATCGCGGTCTCAGCCTGTACGGCGCGGGCCCGCTGCTCGTCGGCGTCGCACGGCTCCATCACCGTGCCGGTGCACTGCTCAACGGTCTCGTCGATCAGGGTGAGTACGTAGTCGGCGGCGAAGTCGTTGCCCTTCGCACGGTTCATGCCGTACCGGAGGAGGTGCAGCGCCCGGCGCAGACCGTCACGCTCCTTCTCGGCTTCGTCGGCGCGGGTGCGCACGTCGGCGACGTCCTCGACGACGCCGCGGATCGGCCCCATGCCCTTGCGGCCGGTAGCGGCCTCGTACATCTCGGCGATGGTCTTGCACCCAGCGAGGTGGTCGGCCTTGAAACGCTCGGCGTCATGCCCAGCCTCGCCGGTGGCGCGGCGGAGCAGCTCGTCGAGCATCGTGGCTGACCCCGGCAGGGCGGCGTAGAGGATGGTGTTGCGGAGCATGTCGCTGGGGAACTCGACCTCGCACCTGGGCCCGCAGTACTCATGGTCACCAGCAGTGTGGGCCCGCTCGGTCTCCTCCCGGTCCGCGCGCTGCTCCTCGGTCTCCGGCTCGTCCTCGGTCACAGCGGCGAGCACTCGGCGCCGACGCGCGAGGTACTCCGTGAACTTGGTGACGGCGGCCTGGTCGCCGGGGCTGAGCACGGTGCGCGGGTCGTTGCCGCAGCGGCCGGTGGGCTTCGGGTCGGTCATGTCGTGTTCCTCGAAGGTGAGTTGGTGGGAGCCCGCGGTCGCGGTGCTCCCGTGAAATTTCTTTGCGCAGGTGGGGCCGATGCCGGCCGCCCTTGACTCGGGGTCGAGGAGCGGCCGGTTACACACCCCGCAGCTGTCGGTCACAGGGCGAGCGACCCCGTCCAGGTGGCGAGCTCCTCGGCCGTCTCGGCGCTCGCGCGGACCAGGTCGTCGCGGTCGCGGAGCAGGTCCTGGATGGCGGCCCAGCAGGCGATCGGGTCGGATGTCGGCCCGAGGCTGCGGATCTCGGAGAGCCGCTCGGGGGTCAGGTCAGACACCGGCGGTCTCCCGGGCGCGGGCTGCCGCGCGCTTCTCGGCCTTGCACCGGCCGCAGTACGACGTCCCGTCGTCCTCGAACTTCCCGTGCTCCGCCTGGTCGTGGCCGTGGACGCACCGGTCCGGGCGTGCGGTGCCGCCGGTCAGGTACCGGAGCTGTTCGCGGGTCTTCTGCCGGCCGGGCTCGTCCTCGACGTGGTCGGGGGCGACGCAGTGGTGGTAGTCGCACTCGGGCAGGACGTAGCCGACGGGGGTACGGCCGGTGCGGACGCGGAAGGCGACGGAGGCCGCGGTGACGAGCGTGCCTCGGTACGCGAGGACGGGCGTCCCGGCGCTGCTGCCCAAGGTTCCGGTCCAGTGGAGGTGCCCGCCGTCGACCTTGCGGGTCTTGGTGGCCCACTTCTCTTCGAGGGTGAGGGGCTGGGGCTGGTGGGCGGGGAGGCCGAGGGTGCGGCGGAGGGCTGCGACGCGGTGCTTGTCGACGTGCAGCTTCTGGACCACGGCATTGTTGGAGACACCGGTGCGGAGGAGCGCGGTGATCTCCTCGTCGGAGGCGTTCACCGGCCGTCCCCCTTCGCGGCGAGGGCGGCGGAGAGGGTGTCGTTGACGGTGATGGTGACGGCGGTCTCGTTGTCGTGGGCGAGTCGCCAGCGGCCGGACTCCGGGTCCCATTCGATGCGTTCGTTGCCGATCAGGCCTCTGATGCGCCCGTCGGGTTCGATGTGGAACGGGATCTCGGCGTCGACCAAGGCGTTGAGGCCGTCGAGCGCGCGCTCCCAGGGGCCGTTCTCGGGGAGGCCGAGGGTCTTGCGGGCGGCGGTGGACTGGCTGCTGGTGGCGTTGAGCAGCTGCTCGGCGAGCGAGGCGGCGGTGCGGCGGGCGTCGTGGGCTGCCGTGCGCCAGCGGACCACGTTGGCCAGGGCTCGGTCGAGGCGGCGCGTCAGGTCTTCGTACCGGCGCCGGCCGAGCGGCTCACGGCCGCGGTCCTCCGACCACCAGCGGATGAGTTCGAGGGCCTGGGCGTGGTCCTCGGGGGTGATGGCCTGGAGGAAGGTGTCGGCCAGGCGCTCCCGGAAGGTGTCGCCCATGCCGGAGCCCCAGAGGGTCCAGTCGATGAGGGACCAGAGTTCGTCGGGGTGCTGGACGGGGCGCGGCTCGGTGGCGGCCTGCTCGGCGGCGAGAGCGGTGCGGATGCTGGTGAGGTGGGCTTCGACCTCGTCGCGGAAGTCCTGCTCGGCCCGGTGTCGGGCTGTGGATTCGCCCTGGTGCATGCCCTGGAGGAGGCCGAGCCGTACGTGGAGGCTGCGGTTCTCGTGCTGGACCTTGCGGAGGCGGCGGGTGGTGGTGAGTCCGAACATGGTGGGTGCTCCTGGCGGTGTGCCGGGGGCGGGCTCCCGTGTGGTGCCCCAAGTCCGGTCGTACGGGTGGGTCAGGCCTTGCGGGCGGTGCTGTCGAGGTACTGGGCCATGACGAGGTTGTGGCGGGCGTCCGAGATGGCGTTGTGGTGGTCGCCGTACTGCTTCGGCAGGTCATCCGGGGTCAGCCCGAGCCGCTTGGCTTCGGTGACCAGGTCGTCGGTCTGCATCGGGATGCCGTGCGGCAGGTTGGACATCGGCCCCCAGAGCTGGGCCATGGCGACGTGGTCGTACGCGGAGTAGTACGCCCAGAGCTGCGGGTCCGGGGTCTCCAGGATGAACCGCTCGACCATGCGGGCGATCTGGGCGCGGGGGTGGACGTCGGGGTCGGTGACGTCGATGCGGTCCGTGCCGCGCTGGCCCCGGGGGTTCTTCAGGATCGGGAGGCTGGGCCAGACGTTGGCCATGAGCCAGCCGTGCCGGCGGACGGCGCCCTGGTCGAACTGGCTGCTGACGGCGTAGAGCTCGCGGCCGTCCTCGGCGACCATGCCGATGCTGATCAGGTCGATGGTGCGGCCGTCGTCGAGGAACTCGGTGTCGTAGAAGATGCGCATCAGGTGGGCTCCTTGGTGGTCTTCGGTACGGGCAGCTGGTCGAGGGCGTCGCCGATGTCGTCGGCGATCTGGCGCCAGCGGGCGGCGAGCTTGGGGGCGGTGGTGTCGCGGGTTCCGGCGGCGACGAGGAGCGCCTCGACGATCTCCGAGGCCTCGGCCGCACCGCCGGGGAGGCGGAGGAGGGCGGCCATCAGAACGGGGGCTCGTTGCTGTAGCCCTTGGCGTTGTCGATGGCCCAGGGGTCGTCGGCGGGGGGCTGGGTCGGGCGGGACTGCTGGGGTCGGCCCTGCTGGGCCTGTCCGCGCGGCTGCGTGCCCGCCTGCCCGCCGTTCTGGTTGGCCGAGGCCTTGGTGACCTTGGCGGTCGCGTACGCCAGCGTCGGCCCGATACTGCGGATCATCAGCGCCGGACGCTCGTGCTTCACCCCGTCCTTCTCCCAACGCTCCGTCCGCAGCTCACCCGAGACCATCACCTCCATGCCCCGGGTCAGGGACTCGGCGATGTTCTCGGCGTGCTGCTCCCAGGCCGATCCGCGGACGAAGAAGGTGTCGCCGTCCTCCCACTGGTTCGTGGTCGGGTTCAGCCGGCGGGCGTTGAACGCGAGCCTGACGTCCGCGACGGCCTTCCCGGAGGGGGTGAAGCGGAGCTCGGGGTCGTCGACCAGGCGGGCGACGCCGGTCAGGGTGGGCAGTGCCATGTGGATCTTCCTGTTCTCCCTGCGCGCGAACCAGATCCGAACCGGTTCGCGCGGTGGGTACTTATCGCTTGGTGATCATGAGGTTGGGGAGGTTGGTCCAGGTGCCGGTGATGAGACCGGTGGTGATCGCGACGAGGGCCACGAAGGCGACGATGATCACTGAGGCTCCGCAGACGCGGGCGGGGCGGCGTCGGTGGCAGGCCTGTTGGCCAGCGCGCGCAGCTCGGCGATGTCCGCAAGGATCAGCGCACCCCACGGGCCACGGTCGGACTCGTCGAGCACGTCCTGGAAACCGACGGCGTGGGCGGCCAGCCGGGAGACGACCTCGTGGAGGGTTGCGGCCCGGTCGATAGACGCGGGCCCTTCTTCGACGGCCAGGCGGCTGTGCCATCCCTTCGCGTCGCCGCACGATGCACACAGGCCGGGCGCTCGGGGCGTGTCCGGCACGAACTTGCCGCAGGACTCGTTGCCGCCCTCGCCCGTGGTGCCGAGGAGCTGCCGGGCCACCGCCAGACCCCCCGCCCCGGCGATCCCCGCGAGAACCTTCGGCAGCTCGACCACGGGCACGTGCGCCGACTGCGGCTCGTCACTGCCCTCGATCGTGATCGACACGGTGCCGGCCGTGCCGCTGGTGTTGAGGTCCGGCAGGAGACGGGCGGACAGGCAGAACTGGTCCTCGTCGACGTACCGGTACGGCACGGGCTGCTCGGGCGGGGGTGGGGTGGTCTGGTCGGTCATCGGTTCTTCTTCCGTCGGTGGTCGGCGAGTCGTACGACGCCGATGGGGAGGGCGGTCTGTTCCTGGCGGGTGGGGCAGGTGGCGATGTGGGGGAGGTGGAGGCGTTCCCAGCCGGTCAGGGGGAGTTCGGCGGTGGGGCGGCGGGACCGGAGGGTGCCGTTGCCGTCGCGCCAGACGGCGGCGTTGCCGGTCGGGTCGGGGTCGGGGTCGACGGCGAGGTTCCGGCCGGCCTCGGTGCGGGTCCACCGGATCGGTTTCCGGCAGTCGGGGCAGTGGGCGTCTGGTGGGGCCATGGCGGGGTCCTGTGGGTGGCGGTGTGGTTGTTGTCGGCCTCGGTGATGCGCTCGGGGTGCGGGGAGGTCAGGGCGGTGCGGAGGGCCAGGGGCTGGGTCATGCACGGGCTGTCGGGGCCGGCGGCGCAGACGGGGCAGGTGGTGGTCTGGATGACCCAGGCGACACGGCGGGCGTCGTGGGTCTTGTCGCGCCAGGTGGTGCCGGCGGCAGCGTTCGAGCAGAGCTCTCCGACGGGGGCGGTGCACGGGGGCCAGGGGCAGCGGACGGCGAGCTGGGGGAAGCGGGCGGTGCGCATCAGGGGGTCCTCCGGGCGAGGAGGGTGGGGCCGACTCCGACCCAGCGGGGTGTGCCGGGACGGGGAGTCTGGCCGGTGTGCTCGGCGGCACAGGCGATGGCGCGGAGCAGGGCGTTGCGGCGGTCGTCGGGGCAGCGGACGCTGGCCTGTACGTCGGCGAGGATCGGGCGCAGTGGGTGTGCCTGGATCTCGATGCGGCCGCGGGTGCTGGTCTGGGCGTGCTCGCTGATGATGTGGAGCCAGTCGGCGGAGTCGAGGGGGGTGGCGACTGCGAGGAGGTCGATGCGGTCGCCGAGCTCGTGCCCTCCTGCTGTCCAGGCGTAGCGGACGTTCACGCCGCCGTCGGGGCGGTGGAAGTTGATCCAGAGCCAGGTCTCGGGCGGGTGGCTGGCGGCAATGCTCTGGGCGAGGGCGTTGAGGAGGGGCGCGCTGTCGGTGTTGGGCGTCAGCGTGAGGGGTTCGGTGGCGGTGAGGCTCATGAGGTGGGTTCCTCCTGGGTGGTCTCGGATGCCGGAGGGACAGTGCGGTCCTCGGCGGCCAGGGCGGCGGTCGCGGCGCGGATGCGGTCCTCGGCGACGCGGTCCTGGGCGGGGTCGATCGGAGGGAGGCCGGCGGCGCGGCGCTTCGCGTCGCCGAGGCGGGCGGGATGGACGTCCCGCATGCGGCGGCCGCGGACGGTGCAGCTGGTCCCGGGGAGGGCCTGGCATTTGCGGCAGGGGATGGCGCGGGGGTTGACGACGCCTTCGCGGGCGGTGGGGATGCCTTGGCCGACGGCGGCGCGGGCGGCGGCGACGCGGTTGGTGTACGGGCCGGGGGTGCTGGGCGGGAGGGCGAGGCGGTCGGCGGTGCCGAGGGCGGCGGCGGGGGTGCGGGGCGGGAGCAGGCCGTCAGCGGCGGCGGTGATGAGTGCGCGGCGGGATGCGGCGGACTGGGCGCCGGTCTCCAGCGGGTTGCCGTCGTAGACCACGTGCGCCAGCTCGATGCGCTCGGCGCGGCGGGCCTTGACCTCGGTGATGACGTCGGCGGGGGCGACGAAGGGCTGGCGGGCGGCGACGACGATGACGGCCGCACGGGCCTCGTCGAGGCTGTAGGGGGCGAAGAGCTCGCCCCAGACGTCGGGGGTGAACTCCCCGACGCGCTGGGCGGGGCAGGCCGCGACGACGTACTCAAGCAGCAGGATCGCTTCGTCCTGGGTCACTGGTCCTGTCCTTCCTGGGCGGTGCGGGCGGCGAGGCGGGCGCGGGCCCGGTCGAAGACGGTGGTGCCGGTGGCCTGGTCGTAAAGGGCGCTTCCGGGGGCCTGGCGCGGAGCAGCCGCAGCGGCGGCGTTCATGACCTGATTCACGACGGACGGCAGCGTGCTGGGGTCGAGGCCTTTGGACATCCAGTGGGCGATGCCGCGCCGGATGTCGTCGGGGTCGATGCGGTCCTCTTCGAGGAGGATCCGGATGGTCTTGGAGACCCGGCCGATGACGGAGCCGGGCGGGCGCTTCGGTGCGCGCTCCAGCCACTCGCCGACGATCATCTGGGTGGTGACTGGCTTGGGCTGCTCGGCGGCAGCTTCCTCGAGGACCTCGGCGTCGATGACGTCGTCTTGCGCGGCTTGTGCGCCAGCTGAGTCGGACGGTTCGCCGTACGAGAGAGGTCTTGTAGAGAGAGGAGAGAGAGTAGGCGTCCGGGATTCCCTGACACTGACGTCCGGGATTTCCTGACACTGAGACTCGTCAGTGTCCGCAGAATCCGGACACTGGGATTTCGGCTCAGTGTCCGCAGAATCCGGACGCTGAGAGTCGTCAGTGTCAGGGATTTCCGGACCCTGAGCGTCAGTGTCCGGGTTCTCCGGACCCTGAGGTTCCTCGTCAGCGTCAGGGGAATCCGGACGCTGAGAGTCGTCCTCAGCGTCCGGGATCTGCGGATGCTGAAGGGGCAGGATCATGTACTTCGCCGTGCCGTTCTTCTGGCCGGCGGAGACCCGCTTGAGGCAGTCCTTCGCGATCAGCGCCTTGATCAGGGCGTAGATCTGGGCGCGGGAGACCTGTGCGCGGCGGAGGATCTTCTCCGACTCGACGCTGGACCAGGTGATCCGGGTTGAGTCCCGGGCGTCGTCGGCCAGCACTGCGAGGGCGAGCTTCTCGCGGTGTGTCAGCGTCGTTGGCGCGTAGTCCAGCACCTCGACGTACAGGCGGCCGCCCACAGGGCTCCTTCGGGGTGGTGCGGGGTGCGGCCGGGGGTGACCCGGCCGCACCATGAGCGGTGGATCAGCGGTGTGCGGGTGCGCCGTTCAGCACGGCCATCGGGACGTCGGAATCGATGAGCGTCTGGATGTCGGCGAAGGCCGCGGCGAGGACATCGCCGGGGCGCTCGATCTTGAAGCCGAGGCGCAGCTCACCCTTCGCCTTGTCCAGGCGGTACTTGAAGCGGGCGATCACCTTGTAGGGCTCGGTGCCCTCGAAGGGCCGCAGGGCCAGGGTCAGCGTTGCCGGGATGGTGATGTCGCCCTTGTGGCCGGCCTTCCCGGTCTGCTCCTCGACGTACGAGAACTTCCGGGCACCTGAGTCGAGCCGCTGGGAAGACTGGAACTCGGCGGAGGTGGTCACCTCGAAGGACTCGGCGAGCTCCAGCATCGTGGCGGCCGTCGGCTCGACCAGGTCGACGAGGTTGTCCTCGATGAACTCGGCGAACTGGCCCTGCGGGATCAGCTGGCCGTCCATGGAGGTCCAGGCCCGCCAGGCGGACGTCTCGCGAAGGTGGAGCTCGACGCGGTGACCGCCCCAGCGGGCATCCTCGGCGGTGTGGGCGTCGAGGACCGCGGTGATGGTGCGGCGCTCGACGTCCGCGTACACCTCGCTGTCGTCGTTGCCGTGCTTGTCGAAGTAGGCGAGGAAGGACTCGACGTCTCGGACCACGGTGGTGCCGGACTTCCGGGCTGGGATGCCGGTGTGCTCGGGGCCGGTGAGGTCGATCTGCTGGAACTGGCCGCGCCCGAGGGCCACGACGTGGACCTTGCCGGGTTCCAGGGGCTGGGGGACGACCGCGGCCTGGGCGATGTCGATGATGGCCTGGGTGCCGTCGGCGCCGACTTCGAGAGGGGTCGAGTACGTCATTAGTTGGCGCTCCTGAGCTGGGTGGGGACGGGGGTAGGCTCGACCTCGCGGAGGCCGGTGATGACGGGCTGGCGCGGGTCGGTCCGGCTGAGGTTGCCGGTGTCGTCGACGAAGAAGATCGACTTCGGGCGCTCGGTCTTCGGGACCTTCGAGGTGACGGTGTCCGTGACGGTGACGGTCCGGCCGTCGGTGCCCGCGATCGGCTTGACGTCGATCTTCAGCGCGATGGCCCCGGCCTTGCCGGTCTCGCGGACGGCCTCGATGAGCTCGTGCAGGCGGGTGGACAGCTCGTCGTGCAGCTGGCCGCCGGACTGGTCCTGGAGGAACGCGGCGAACGGGCGGACCGTGCGCTCCTCGGTCTCCTCGGCGGCGGGCTTCGTGGTGCTCATGACTTCCTTTCGTGCACTGCTCGTTGTGCTGCTCGGTAGGTGTGGGCGGGGGCCCGGCGTTTGCCGGAGGCGACCGCCCGCTGGTCGTAGAGCGCGGATGCGCTCTGGGGTGAGGGGGTGGTCCAGGCGCCCGCCGGCCAACCGGGGCCGGGCGGCGGTTCCGGCCGCCCCTGGAGGGCTGACGGGGTGTGTGCGGGGCACCGGAGGCCGGGCAGGTAGCGGCGGACCGCGTCGAGCGCACGGCAGTACCGGCGCTCAGGGCCGATCCAGTGCGTGCACTCGGGCGGGGTCTCCGTCACCGTGCGTCCTTCCGGGTTGGTGGGTGGTGGCCGGGTGCGCGGACGGAGCGGGAGGTCGCGTCCGCGCACCCGGAGTCAGGTGGCGCGGCCCTTCTGCCGCTTGCCGCGTTCGACGAGATAGGCCCGGTCCAGGCCGGTGAGCCCGCCCCGGACGCCGAACCGGTAGTCCCGGCCGGTCCCGTCCTCTTCGACCAGCGCGGTGGAGAGGCACTCGACGCGGACGGCGCACCGGGCGCACACCTTCTGCGCGCGCTTCGTGGCTGCCTTCGCCGCCAGGCCCTTCTCCCGGTCGCGGAACCACTCCTCGGTGTCCGCGCCCTTGCAGGCCCGCCGGATGTCGGTGGTCATCGGGTGCCGTCCTCTCCGGCGTGGGTGGGGGCGTCGGGCCAGATCGCCCAGCAGTCGATGAGCTCGGCGGACGGGCCGCCGGGCTCGGTCTCGATGTCCGCGGTGGCGATGGCGGTACGGAGGCGGTCGAGGCCGGCCGCGAAGTCGTCCGCATCGAGGTCCTCGGCGGCGATGCGGAGCAGGACGCCCGCGCCCGCGATGGCGGCGGCCCAGGCGGCGACGAGGCCGATGACGACCCACTCGACGATGCTCATGAGCTCACCGCCGTGACGGTGTCGACCCAGGCGAGGGCCTCGGCGTCGAGCTGCTGGCGGGCCCGGGTGACGGCGACGTACGCGAGGCGCCCCTCCTCACGCGGGAGGAGGATGTGGCCGTTCTCGGGGTCCGGCTTCGGGGCACGGAAATCGCTGTGGATCCGCACGCTCGGCCACTCACGGCCCTTGGCCTTGTGGGCGGTGGAGACGACGAGCTCCGCGTGGGTCTCGGCGACCAGGGCATCGGCGGCCGCGAGGATCGGCCCGGTGCCGTGCTCGTTGATCAGCTTCACGAGCACCTTGAGCGAGCCGTCCTCCTCCTCGGCGTACTCGCACACCGCGTCCCAGGACGGGAAGCCCATCAGCTCGGGGTGGTCGGTGACGCCGCCGGACTGGAGCGCTTCAGCGGCCCAGGCGAGCGACTTGATGTCCCCGCCGCCGCCGACGAGCGCGACCTTGCGGCCGGCGGCCAGGCCCTCCATCACGATGCCCATCGCGCCGGAGTTGCTGCGGCAGAGGATCGCGTCCGGGTTGCTGACGGGGCCGACGGTGGAGTCGGCCAGGTCGTAGCCGGTGAGGCGGAGGGGGGCGTCGATGACACGGAGCCACCTGTTCGCCTCGGCGGCGATGGCCGGGCCGAACCGGAAGCTCTGGGAGAGCGTCAGCTCGGGGGCGCCGAGCTCGCGGACGAACTTCGCGAGGGCGTCGTTCGCGCCGCGCCAGCTGTAAATCTGCTGGGCGGAGTCGCCGACCGCGATCCGCTGGGCGTGGTCTTGGTCCAGGAGGACGGCGGACAGGACGTCGTTGGTGTCCTGCGCCTCATCGAGGAGCACTACGTCCGTCTGGAGCTTCGGGCCGGACAGGGCCCACATCTTCAGATAGTGGTCGTGGCTGAGCTTCAGTACGCCGGTCTCGTCGGTGAGGTCGGCCCACGCGGCGTGAGCCACGGGGAGGACCAGGGCGAGGAGTTCGGTGCGGGGCTGCTCGCCGGTAAGCCCGTCGTACTGCGGGACGTGCTTGGCCCGGATCTCGGGGTCGGCGCTGTGGCACCAGCGGGTGATGGTGTCGAGCACCACCCGCATGATGATCTTGCCGGTCATCGCCTTCTGGGGCCCGGCGTCGGTCGGGATCGACGGCGTCGCGCCGATGATGCCGAGGATGCGCTTCACGTCGAGCGCCTGGGCGGCCGCGTGGGCGGTCTGACGCGGGCCGTTGAGCCGGGCGGCGTGCCGGGGGTCGTAGGCCAGGCCGTGGCCGGTCTTGCACAGCACGGTCGACGGGAAGCTCCGCGACGCCTCGGCGGCGATGGCCTTGTTGTACGCGACGTAGACCATCCGTCGGCGCGGGTCGCTCCGGGCGATCATCTTGAGCGTCGAGCTCTTCCCGCATCCGGCGCCGGCCTGGAGTACGAGGTCGATGCCGTCGCCGTAGGTGTCGATGGCTTCGGTCTGCTCGGGGGTGGGGTCCACCACTGGGTGTTCCTCCTCTCTGGGGTGGTGCGGGCCCGGCCGGGAGTCGGCGGCCGGGCCCGCGGTCAGTGGTGGATCAGGCGTGGGCGGGCTGCTTGGCGAACTCGTCTTCGAGGCCCTGGACCATCGCGGCGAACTCGTCGGCCGGGCGCTCGCGCTCGCCGAAGGAGCTGAGGGTGTCGAGGAGGGTTGCGGCCTCGTCGAAGGTCAGCTCGTTCGCGGTGCCGACCTGGCGGCCGATGATGAGGCCGGTGGCACGGAGCCGGTCCTCGCGCTGGTCCTTCGCGCCGAGGCCGACCTTGGCGAAGCAGGCGTGCATCATCCGCATCTGCGGAGCCGACACCACTCCGGTGGACGGCGCGCTCGGCTGGGCAGTGGCGTTGCCGGTGCTCGGGCCCGAGCCCTCCGGTGCCTTCTGCGGGCCGGGCTTGAGCGCCGTACCACGGGCCTTGATCAGGTCTCCGAGCGTGAACATCACCAGGTCGCGACCCTCTTCGACCATCCGCTCGACGCCGAGCCATCCGCCGGCCTCGGCCCTGCGGTGCAGCTCGATCGCCCGGTCGTACGTCATCGACTCGTCGGCGAGGAGGCCGGTGACGATGTCGCCCAGGCGCTCCCGCAGCAGGACGTCCAACGTGGTCGGCTCGCCGCTCTCCGGGTGGAGGACACCGGCCTGGCGGAGGTTGCGGCGGGCGGCGTCGGCGGAGAGCTGGAGAACGGCGTCGAGGGTGAGCTCGTCGGCGGCCGCCGCGTCCACGATCGCCGCGACCGGGTCGACGCCCTGACCGAGCTGGTCGAGGATCGTCTCCCCGATCTCCTCGCCGGGGTGGTGAATGCAGAGGCCGTCGAGGGGCGTGTACCGGGTCTTGGTGACCGTGGCGGTGCCCTCGATCATGTCCATCACGACGTCGAATTCGTACTCAGCGCCTTCGCGCTGGACGGCCTTGACCCCGACCTTGGTGACCTTCTTGCCCTCGATCACGTAGTCGCCCTTGGTGCGCATCGTGACGATGAGGTGGCCCCGGAAGTTCAGGATCGCGTCGAGCATCTGCTGCTCGATGGGGTTGCCGGTGCGCCAGCCGCCGAAGGTGCCGCCGCTGCCCGCCTTGGCCCCGGCGGTCTCGACGATCTCCAGGAGCCCGCCCTTGCCGTTCCAGAAGTGGCTGTAGGAGTCGATGATGAGGACCTCGACGCCGATCTCCTCAGCCTGGCGGACGAGGTCGATCAGGTGCCGGGGGTCGTGGGTGTCCATCTCGACGTGCTTGAAGCGGTGGCCGCCGAGGTCCGGCCGTCCGGGGACGGGGGCGTACTTCTTGGCGGAGCCACGCTCGGTGTCGGCGAGGGCGACTACGCCGTTCTTCGCCAGGCCCTCGGCCAGGCGGAGCGCGGTCTTCGTCTTGCCGCACCCGGCGGGGCCCTGGATGGCGATGCGAGCCTTCGCGGTCTCGCGGGTGGCGTCGGTGAAGGTGAAGGTCGTCACGTGTTGCTCCGGTGGTCGCGCTGGTGCGGGGTGGTGGTGAGGCGGCCGGTGGTGGTGGCGGTGATCAGCCAGTCGGCGGCGTCGCGGACCGCGCCGAACCGGGAGGTCTTCCGGCGCTTGATCGCCTTGGAGTCGGTCGGCGTCTCGCTGTACATCTCGGTGGCGCGGGCGAGGGCGCCGGCGGACAGTTCCGCCCCCGTCTCCGCCCGCAGCTGGCCGAGGAGGTTGGCGGCCGCGGTGGCGGACATGCCGCCCTTGACGAGGCCCTGGTAGGCCCGGGAGTAGGCGCTCATCGGCCACCGCCGACGCGGAGCTCGGCGAGCGCGGACCCGTACGCGGCGCAGTCCCAGGAGCAGAAGAACCTCTTCGGCTCCGTGCTCCCGATGACCTCGATCACGACCCAGCCGGGGATGCGGCGCACCCCACCGGGCTGGGCACCGCACCCGTTCGTCGTGCACCGGGTGGTCGTCTGCACAGCGCTCGGCGGCGTCGGCTTGCCGACCAGGCCACCGTTCCAGGCCTGCGCGGTCGTCTTGGCTGCCATCAGGCACCGTCCTTGGGCTGGGCGAGGAGGAAGTACCGGCCGTCGTCGGGGCCGTGGACGGTGAGGAGTTCGCGGGCGGCGAGCTCGTGGAGGTCGCCGCGGGCGTTGTGGCGGCGGCCGCGCTTCGGGTAGCCGAGCTCGGCGTACACCTGCTCCGCGCGCCCGGTCTGCCACCGGGTGCCGGGGTCGGCCTGGATGTGGGCGAGCAGCTGCTGAGCCCGGTAGCTGAGCGCCGGAGCTCCCCAGGTCCCGGCGTCGATGCGGGCGACGATCTCGGCGCGCTCGTCGGCGGCGTCCGCGCACTGCACGCACAGCCAGCCGTCACCGCGCCGGACCCAGCCGCGCTCCTCCGCCTTGGAGGACCACTCCCCGAAGCGGCACCCCTTGGCGGAGCAGGCGTACAGCTCGCCCAGCTCCGTCTGCCTCCTCGCCAACCAGGCTGGCGTGCGCTCGTCTTCGACCGGGGCGGGCAGCTTCCCCGTCTCGCGCAGCACCTCCAGCCAGTTGGGCGGGTACGACAGGTGCCGCCACTGGATCTTCATGAACCGCTGGGGGCCGCCGTACCCCTTCGTCTCGACCGTCACGTTCACGGCTTCGGCGACGTTGGCAATGCCCGGCAGGTCCGCGCGGACCAGGTGGTTGGTGCCCTGCGAGATCAGGCCCGGCTCGTAGTCCTTGGGCAGCCAGCCCCCGATCTGCATGTAGCTGTGCCCGTAGTAATCGGGCGAGAGCTCGGCCAACGACCAGCCGGTCAGGGTGACCGTGCCGTCGGCCAGCTCGACCGTCGCGGGCGCGGTGGTGATGTCACTCATCCGTGCTCACCGCCCTGCGCGGCCGCGACCGGCTCGCGGACGGGGAGGATCGGGCCGAGCAGGTCGACCACGGCGGCCAGGCTGCACCGCTCGGGCCGGCCGTCCGTCGACAGCAGCGGCATCCCCTCTACCGAGTAGTCCCCGTGGAAGTACCAGGTGTCGCCGGTGATGTCCTTGTGCCCGACGGCCAGGTCGTAGATGAGTCCTGCGTGCCGGTACGGGCGGCGGGCCTTGGCCTGGGCGGCGAGCTGCACTTCCGGCAGGTCGTACGCCAGCACGGTCACCGGCACGTCGCCGATCGTCGTGCGGCCGCACACCACGTAGTCGAGGCCGGTGAGCTGGTGCTCGATGATGCCGAGCGTGGCCATCCACCCGGCCCACCGGGTCAGCTCGGTGATTTGGAGGGTGATTACGACGGTGTCGCCGTCCGCCCGGACCCTGACGAAGTCGGGTTCGGACCGGTAGGTGGTACGGGCCGAGTCGGCGAGCTGGCGGGCGCGCTCGCACGCGGCGTCCCAGTCGGTCGCCTGCTGCTCCAGCTCCGTCGGCTCGTCGCGCTCGGTGGGTTCGGCCTCAACGTGCTGGGTGGCCGGTGCGACCGGGGCCCAGCCCTGCGGGGTCCGGCGGAGCACCGTGCCGAAGGTGCGCTCGGGGTCGACCAGGAGGCCGGCTCCGTCGAGGGCGTGCCCGATGGTGCTCGCGACGTCGCCGTCACCGGCGAGGAGCTCGCGCACCATCGCGATGGCCTGGGGGAGGTTCTTGTTCATGCCGCCAGCTCCAGGACCAGGGCGCGACGCAGGTTGGCGATCGCGCGGTGGCGGAGCGTCTTGACGGCCCCGACGCTGCGGTGCATCTCGACCGCGATCTGCCCGCAGGAGAGCCCCGACCAGACCTGGAGGACGATCACCCGACGGTGGTCCGGGTTGAGCGCAACCAAGGCGCGGCGGACGACGGCGCGGTCCAGGTCCGCGAGAATCGCGCTCTCGGCGGACGGCTCGACCGCGTCGAAGTACTGCGCGTCGTCCACGAGGCTCTCGGGCCGACGACCGGAGTCCCGGTAGTGGTCGGTGATGAGGTTCCGGGCGATGACCGTCAGCCAGGCGGTGAAGTCCCGGCCCTGCCAGGTGAACCGCTCGACGCCGCGTAGGGCGCGGATGTACGTCTCCTGCGTGAGGTCCTCGGCCTGGTGACTGTCGCGCACTCGGCTGGCGATGAACCGCATCACCTCGGGCCGGGTGGCGTTGTAGAGGGTGGCGAATGCCTCCCGGTCGCCGCTGCGGGCGAGGGCGAGGAGCTCCGGCTCCCGTCCCGCCCCCGGCGGGGTGATCTTGGGGCTAGCCTGTGGTTTCACGGCCTGCCTCCGTTCTCTCGGTGAGGTTGGGTCTGGGGTCGTCCGGTACTTGGCGGTGCGGGCGACCCCGCGGTGTGTCAGGCGGAGATCCGGGTGCGCTGCTCGCGCATCCCGGCGAGGACCTCGCGCGGGTCGAAGCGCCGACTGCGGCCGACGTAGTGCAAGCCCGGCCAGATGCGGCCGGCGTCGCTCGCCGCCTTGATCTGGCTGTCGATCCACGTCATCGACTTCCGCAGGAAGCGAGCCAGCTCGTGCTGGTCCAGCAGCTGCTCCGGCAGCGGCCCGGCCGCCCGAGCTGCCGACTTTCCGGAAACAGCAGTCGCCGATCTGCTTGTAGATGTAGATTCCACGACCGTGAAGAAGACCGGCTCGAAAAGAGCGGTGACCTCCCGGCCGAGGGCGTGGGCGATGAGCTCGGCGGCCCGCTCGGAGCAGTCCTCGCGGGCGCTCTTGCCGGTCCCGGCAATGAATCCGACGTACGCGGGACTCAGTCCGCGGCCTGTCGGGTCCAGCTCCTTCGTTCGGGCGGCGAGGTGCGGGATGTCCAGCCCGGCCGCCTTTATGGCGGCTCGGAGCGGGGCTCCCTGGTCCAGTCGTCGCATGGTGATCCTCCGGCGCATGGCCGAATAGGGGTGCCGCAGGCCGTCCTGACCTGCGATATCTACAGTCTGCATGTAGATGCATATCTCGTCAAGGGGGCTCACTGGGGGTGAGGGCAAGCCCGACAGGGGCGCACAGGGGTCATGTAGGTGCGCCGGTGCGCCGTCAAATACAGGTCAACGTGCTGGGATCTACTTGCGGATGTAGATGGAGATGCGGGATTCTGCGCTGTGTGACTACAGGCCCGAACCACCCCGGCGACCACGCGCGCGCCGCCGAGGACCCCGCCCCCACCGGCGAGGACCTGGCAGCACTACTCGCCCGCCTCCTCGAGGAGACGGGCGACAAGACACAGAAGGAGCTGGCGGAGGCGGCCGGCATCAAATATCCGACGCTCAACGCGTGGATGAATCGCACGAGAGGTACCAGCCGGATCAATCCGGATGACCTCCGCGCGCTCGGCAACGTCATGCGCGGGTGGGGTGTCGAGGTCTCGCCTCGCACGCTCTTCGAGGCGGCCGGGCGACCAGTCCCGGGCCCAACAGATGAGGAGCGCGAGCAGCGCCTTCTCGACATTTACCGGCAGCTCCCAACTCAGGGTCAGCGTGCGCTCATTCAGAGCGCTGAAGCCATGCTCGCGGGCGCTCGCGCCTCGTAGCTCTGGGTAAGGGTTGCCTTACGGAGAGGGGAATTGGCTCTTCCGAATGCATATGACGAAACCTCTGCACGAGATCCGCACACAGGTATACCGTTCAACCTCCGCTGTCCTCCCGTAGCGGCTACCGCACCTATGCGAGCCCTGGGGGATATCTGTGTGCACTCTCATCGCCGTAGCCGACAACGCCCAGTCGGAGACCGCTATTTGGGACCCGGACGAGATCACCATCACCGTCCAAGGGGGCACCCACCACCACGACCTGATCAGAGACCTCGCGGCGCTCCTGGCCGACCTCGGCGCACCCACCACGACCGGCGGCCTCACCTGCTTCTGCGGCGATCCCATCACCATCCCGCAAGAAGCCATCGCCGCCGGCCCGCTCTGATCAGGAGTACGCCGTGTCCAAGAAGACGCTGGCCCGCAACCCGCGGCCGAACCCCTCCATGCGGTGCGGCTGCCCGCCCTGCCTCGCGAAGTACCCCGGCGACCGAACACCGGTCCCGGCCGACGAGCACACCGGGTCCTGGGAGGCCCGCTACACCGACCCGCAGGGCAAGGGACGTTCGAAGAACTGGCCGACCGAGACGGCGGCCATCGAGTTCCTGGAGCAGACCCGGACGGAGATGCGCCAGCGCACATGGCTTGACCCCGCCCGGTCCGAGATCACGCTGTGCGCGTGGCACCGGTTGTGGTGGCCGACCCAGACCGGCGAGGAGACCACCCTCGACCGGGACAGCCGCAGCTACCGGAACCATATCGAGCCTCACTGGGGCGCCCTCAAGCTCTATGAGTTCAGCTGGCTCGGCATCCAGACTTGGGTGAACCACCTGCACGACGAGAACGGTGGCCCCCTCGCGGCAAGCAGCGTCGTGAAGGTGTTCCAGATCCTCGACCGGATGCTGGAGGCAGCGAAGCGCGACCGGCGGATGCCGTTCAACCCGGCCGAGGGCGTGAAGCTCCCCAAGGTGAAGAAGAAGCACCCGGAGGACCGCAGGCCACCCAGCTACGCCCAGCTCTGGCTGATCCGCTCGGCGCTCCCCGACTACATGCACACCCTCCAGATCGTCGCCCAGGAGACAGGCCTCCGCTGGGGCGAGCTCGCCGGACTCCGGTGGTGCAACGTCGACCTGGTCCGCCGCGTCATCCACGTCCGCGAGGTCCTCACGGAGGTCCGCGGCCGCATCAGGCGGAAGGTCTACCCGAAGAGCGACGCCGGCCTCCGCACCGTACCGATCACCGGGCTCGCGCTCCGCGTGCTCCGCGAGCTCCTGGCCGACGAGCCTGACGCCAGTCAGACCCGCTCCGAGCCGGACGATGGCCTCTGTGTGAACGAGCTCGTATTCCACGGCCGGAACAAGGTGCGGCGTGGGTCGAAGAAGCCCGGCGTCTCCGAAGGCGAGCCGTACCGGGCGCCATTGCGACGATCCGCGTTCCGACGGCTGTGGACCAAGGCTCTCGAGAACTCGGGCGTCGGCAGGAAGAAGACGCGGAAGGTCACCGTAGAGGAGACGGACCCGATGACCGGGCGGACCCGGAAGGTGCAGCAGGAGCGGACGGAGTGGTGGCCGGCTTTTCACGACCAGCGGCACGCTTTCGCGTCACGGCTGCACGACCGTGGTGTGCCGGAGGTCATCGCGCAAGAAATCCTCGGTCACGAGCGCGCGGGGAAGGTCACGTGGCTCTACACCCACGCCGCGGCCGACTACGCCGGGCAGGTTCTCGCGGCGCTGGAGGAGAAGAAGCCAGGCAGGGCTGGGACGAAGAAGCCCCTTCGCCTGGTCGCGTGA